TCGACGACACCCTCACAGCAATTCCACCTCAGGCCGCCTGACCGATGGCCGCTCCAACTCCACCCCGAATTTCCACCTCATTGACGGACACGACCGCGCGTCGCGTGCGCGGCTACCGCCTGCTCCAGTTCGGCGCGCTCTGTCACCCGACCGGAGAACGAGCGCGTCACCGCGCAGCCCTTGCGCCGGGCCGGCACCAGTTCGAGCCCGAGGCAGGACACGCCGCGCAGCTCGTGGATCATGCGCTCGCCCACCACCGTCAGCGCCTTGCGCACCGGCCGCGGGTCGATGTCGCGCAGGTCCGCAACAGTGTCGATGCCAAGCGCCTCAAGCTTCGGCAGCGAGGCCCGGCCGACGCCCCACAGTTCGCCAACGTGGATCCGACAGAGCCAGTGCTCGTAAGCCGCCGGCTCGGTCAGGTCGCACACGCCGTCGAGCTCGGGCACCGTCTTCGCGATGTGATTGGCGAGCTTGGCGAGCGTCTTGGTCGGGCCGATGCCGACGCAGGTCGGGATGCCGGTCCACGCCCGCACGGTGGCGCGGATGTCTCGGGCGAGCGCCACGCGATCCCGGCGCATGAAGGCGGTCAGGTCGAGGAAGCTCTCATCGATCGAGTAGACCTCCACATCGGGCGTGGCATCGCGGTAGATCGCGTTGATGCGCGCCGACATGTCTCCGTAGAGGGTGTAGTTCGAGGAGAATACGCGCACGCCCTGAGCCTCACAAAGCCCGCGGATCTTGAAGTAGGGGTCGCCCATCTTGATCCCGAGCGCCTTGGCCTCGGCGGTGCGGGCGATGGCGCAGCCATCGTTGTTGCTCAGAACGATCACCGGCACGCGGGCAAGCCTTGCGTCGAACACGCGCTCGCACGAGCAGTAGAAGCTGTTGCCGTCGATGAGCGCAAGGGCGCGGCCGCCGCCGATCCGGTCACAAAGGCGGGCGTCGGCGCCGCTCATCGGCTCTGCCCGCCGCGGGCGGCGTGCCAGCGGATCGTGAAGCGCACCACGCCCCAGACAGCGGCATCGGCCAGCTCCTCGAGCGCGTAGACCGGCAGGTCCGCATTGTCGAAGGCGAGCCGCGCCCGGTTGCCCTCGACGACCATACGCTTGATCGACATCTCGCCGTCCACCGCCGCCACCACGACGCTACCGTGACCGGGCTTGAGGCTGCGATCGACGCAGGCGAGATCGCCGTCGAAGATCCCAGCATCGCGCATGCTGTCGCCGGCGATGCGCCAGAGGAAGGTGGCGGGCGGGTTCGGCACGAGCCAGCGCGGCAGCTCCAGGGCATTCTCCACGAAGTCGTCAGCGGGCGAGGGAAACCCGGCGCAGAGCGCCGGTCCCATCAGCGGCACACGAACTGTGGAAAAACCTTCGGAGGGTAGCTCTGCGACCCTGTTTAGCCTCACCCGAGCCCCCATCTGCGTTAGAACAGATGAAGAACAAACAGCACGCGCGCTGCCAGTTCAATCGGCTCGATCGACCAAGCGCAAACAGCTGTTCGCACCTGTGGATAACGGGGACGGAGGGGTGATGATGATGTCGCAGGAGCGCTGCCACTTCCACTGCACGGACGGCACCGATGTCGTCTTCGACTTGCAGGGGCGCGCCGTATCGGATGCGGACCTCCGCCCGGTCTGCGCGTGCGTGGCGCTCGAGCTGATGCAGGGCTGCGCGGCGCCGGTCGACTGGTCCGCCTGGATCGTCGACGTGCACGACGCCTACGGGCAGCACGTGATGACGTTCGGCTTCGACGAGATCGCAAACGAGGCCGGCTTCCTGCCGGCACTGGCAGCCTGAGGAAAGCACCATGGCCATGAAGACGACGTTCCTCGTGCAGACCTTCGTGCTGAAGCGGAAGCGCCTGGTGCCCGGCGATCGGCAGATCTCGCCGACGGGCAGCGGCGCGCTGAAGCGGGCTGAAGCCATGGCTGCGCGCATGCCGGGAACGGCCGCTCTGCAGATCGTGGCCGACGACGAAACGGGCGAACTGGAGAGCGCAACCATCCTCGGCCAATACGGCGAGGTGCCGGACGACTTCGCCGACAGCCTGCAGGCGGCATGACCATGCGGACCATCGTCGAGATCAACAACGACAGCGCGACGGCCGTCAGGGACGGCGGGCAGGAGGCGGCCGACCTGCTCGCCCGCGCCTTGATGTCAGGCAGTGATGCGGCCTGGGACAAGCTGCGGCCCTACGGGATCAAGCGCATCGTGGAGCGGCATCCGACCGAAGCGGCGAAGGTCGTCGTCGCTGAGCGCGAGATCGCGGTTCGGTGAGCGACGAGAATAGGCTCAAAACGGCTCCTCGGCCGGCGCGGGCGCCAGGCCAACCACAAGAAACCGCCTACGGCGCGATCTAGCGGGGTTGCCCGGGATCAACACGTCGTCGCACAATCATTCCATAGTTTCTAAGAGCGCGATGCTTGCGCGCTTCACACGGGGGAACTCGAAATGCTTCCAGAAGTCGTAATAGGCAATAAGGCCCTTGTAAGCTCTGGCACCTTTTTTTTCATGCGTCAGAGCGGTCAGCGACGATATTGCTGTCTGATGCGTCGTTTATAATTCATGTTTTTGATCCTAATAAGGGAGAATCTGCGCCAACATTCAATTTGGACGCCAGCGTGGGCGCACAAGCTGCCATGCCAGGCTCCTTTTATCTTATGCAATTCGGTCCCAACGCGAAGTACAATATTCGTTTTAAAATTAGCCACGCTTTCGAGGGTGGCAATGATGTGTATTTGGTGCAGTATTCTGTCCATGAGCACTGATGGTCAATCAATCGGCTAGCCGCTGATAAGCTGGAAGCCAGTGGCGGCCCGACGCCGCTCACAAAAAAATGGCCCCGAGGCCGAAGCCCCGGGGCGGTGTGCTGACGGATGTTAACGGCTCAGTTCAGCCGATGAACAGAGCCCTCACGGCTGTCGTAGCTTCGTGATGCGTGTCCGTAGATCTTCATCGGTTCGGTCGAGCTCGGTCATCTCGTCCTGGATCTCGGCCGAACGCCGCTCCAGGGTCACGCGCCGCACGCCCTCGGCCTTTGGGTAGAGCGAGGCGTTGGCCGAGGTCTCGAAGCGCAGGCGGGCGCGTTGCTGCACGATCGCCTGCCGCTGGAGTTCGAGCGTGGTGGCGGCGAGCCCGTCGATCTTCCGGGCGGTCGCCGTGTTCGAGTCGTCGATCGACTTCACCACGGTGGCGACCTTCGTCTCGACGAATGCCTGGCTCGCTGGCAGCGGCAGGCCGAGCGACGTGTAAGCGGCCAAGAAGGTGCCACCGACGCCGAGCGCGGCCGCCCCGGTCTTGGCATGTTCAAGGATGGTCGAGAACATTGGTGCCCCCATGGGCGGCGCGCCGGCTATCCGGTTCGCGCGAGGTCGCCCCTCACAGGGGGCGTTCTGTGAGAGGCAAGCGGCCTTGGCCCTCAAGCGTCGGTGTCAGCGAGCGAAGGTCTTCTTCACGCCGAGAAGGCCGATCAGACCGACGCCGGCCCAGATGATCGTCTTCTGGATCTCCAGATACTCGCCGGGCATGGCCGCGACTCGCCATGAGCCGACGGCGTGCGCCGGGATCGTCCACCGCCCGAGCGGGATGTCGGGCCAGGGGTAGCAATCGAAGGTGACGGCGCCGAAGTGGCTGATGGCGAGCCCGAAGGCGAGCGGCATCATCCAGGCGGTGAGGAGCGAGGCCCGATCCGCGTTGCGGGCAGCCGCCACCTGCTGCTGCGCGACGATCCAGGCCTGGAACATCTGCGCGTTGGTCGCGACGTCGGCGCCAACATCCGCCTCGTGCTTGGCACGGTCGGAATCGGCGCGCTTCTGCGCGAAGTCGAGGAGTTTACCGAGTAGACCCGGCACGGCGGCGAGGATCAGCCCGAGCATCAGCGGGGCCCACCCATCGGGGCGGCCGGCGGCTTGCGCAGGCGAGCCTTCACGATCGGCGCGACGAGCCGGGCGACGGCGAGCCAACCGCCGGCACGCACGCCCCAGCCCTCGGGCAGAAGCGGGGACCAGTCGACGCCGGCGATCGCGTTGAGCAGGTCGGGGCCGAGATCGATCGCGGCCAGCGCGACCGAGGCCGCATAGATCCGGTAGCCGCGCGTGGCGGCGAGGCCGCGGCGGAGGCGGCGGCGAAGCGCGTTGAGCATGTCAGGCGGCCTTCCGGGTGAGGGCGGAGACGAGACGGGAGAGGATGCCGGGCGCCGGGGCCGCAACGAGGGCGCTGGGCGCCGCGCCAAGGGCTCCGGGCAGGCGGGCGGCGATCAGCGGCATGCCGCCGGCGACCAGGGCCGCCTCGCAGCGCTCGGCATAGCCGGCGATGTCCTTGGCCCGGTCGGTGCCGTTCACGGTGCGCCGGGCGCCGACGTAGTCGCAGCGGTCGCCGGCGATGAAGTCCTCGAGCGCTCGGCCAGTGAAGTCGCCTTTGAGCGAGGCGCCGCGGGTGACGCCCTCGATCAGGATCCGCGCCGAGATGGCCGGGTCGAGCGCGCGGTCGGGATCGCCGGCGAGATCGACGCCGAGCAGCTTGCCCATCGCGACGTAGTTCGCCTCGTGCGTGAGCTGCACGTCGCCGCGTCCGTAGAAGGACAGGCCGCGGGCGTTCGGGAGCGCGTAGTTGCGGCTGATCTTGCCCTTGGCGAACAGCGCAGCGACCGCCTTGCGTGCCGCCGCGTCCGAGGCCGCGAAGCCCTCGCGGACCGGCTGCATGCGCTGGCCCGTTTCATGGAAGCTCGTGACCAGGATGTAGGCGAGGTGGCGCCGGTCGAGGATCAGTGCGTAGGCGAAGAAGGCGTCGAGGAGCCGATTGAGCCCGTCGACCTGGGACTGCGAGAGGCGACCCTTCGCGAACAGGGGGCGGATCGCGTCAAAGAATTTGGCGCGGTCCAGGCGCGCGAAAGCGCCCGCGTCGGGGGACGTGGTCATGGTCGGCTCCGGTGATGAGGTGGACGCGGCCTTGATCGCGGCGCGATCCAAGTCAGAATGGCGGAGCCGGCTACGAGAAGAGAGCGAGCAAATATCGCATGTTACTTCTCGGAAGCCGTCCCCGGTAGGCTGCCGCTATAGGCGCGGAGGCAACAAAGAATGCCCTTGACGGTGGCGTGCAGTGACTACGATACAAATTATATCGAAATTCATCCCGATACCTTGCGGTATTGCTTTGGTTCGGTGGCCGTTACGGGCGATAATAATTATATTAAGATCGGAAGATCGACTCTGGGGCACGAACTTAGGATTTCGCTGCATGGCGGCGCGCGGGTCTGCATTGGAGACGATTGTGTTTTAAACGGATTGGAAATCGTCTCTTTTGCCGAATGTCGCATAACGATCGGAGATGGCGTCGGCTTTAACGGCCTATCGCGGATGCACGCACACGAGTCTGGAAATATAACCGTTGGGAGCGGCAGCCTTATCGCGGATGGCTGCAACTTCTCCACTTCGCACGTTCACAAGATTATCGATTTGAATAGCGGGGAGCGCATCAACCCGCCGGGCGACATCGTATTGGAGGACCGAGTGTGGTGCGCAAAGATGGTGTCGTTCTGGCCGCGCTCCCATGTTGGGCGCGAATGCATTGTTGGATCGAACACCGTCATCTCCAACAAGTCTTTCCCGGCGAACTGCGTGATTGCAGGATCGCCGCCCCGCATCGTGCGGGACGGCGTGACATGGCAACCGTAGAAATGCCGCAACAGCATAACTCTAGGATTGCCTAGAATGTGCTCATCTGAACCCTGAGCCAGCCCGACGACGTCTTTCTGTACATGAAAGTGCCAGAAAAGATGACGTCGCCGACAGTGCCAATCGCGTCCGCAGTGTTGGCCGGGGCCGTTCTGTCAGGGGCATTGAAGTAAGGGAACTGCGCCCGCCCCAACTGCCCCGTCTCGCCACTGTCGGTCAGGCGGTGGATCTCGATCCCGCCGACCCGCGTCTGCCAGAAACCATCAACCCACCGCGTGACGCGGGAGCCCGACCCCTCCCAGGCGATGTCCTGGCCCGCCGCCATCCGAAGAACGGGAGCGCCGCCAATGGCTGTGGCCTGAGAAAAGTCGATTCCGGCCTCGGTGAAGCTAAGCTCGTTGTTAAGGATCTTGCGGGCATAACTCCGGCTGAGGATAGAGCCCGTGTCGTTCGTTCCGATGCCGATGGCGGAGTTGATCCCCATCGCGGCGCCGGCCGGATTATACCTGCTGAACAGCATGTGCAGGCCGAGGCGGATGCCGCCCGGATCGGCGCCGTTGGCGTACATATCCCATTCGCCGATCACGAGCGGGCCATCGAGGTTCGAGGGCTGCCCGGTCTGGCTGGTGGCCTCCTTGTAATCGGCCCAGATCGTCGCCCGCTGCCCCTTTCCGTCGCTCAGAGCATCGGGCGGACGCACGGCAAGGGCCGACGACGCGGTGTGCTGGCCGGTGCCGTAGGCCTTGCTCGACAAAGTCGCGTTGAAGGCCCACCCATAGTTATCGAGCGAGGCGGCACCGAGCGTCTGATTGATCTTCAGAGCGTTGACGACCGCCCCCCCGGTTCCGCCCGAGTGCGTGACGGTCTGATCAACCCGCAGGACCGGAGCTTCATCGGGGTTTGTCGCGCCCACGCCGAAGTATTTCCGGCCGTGGAGCGTCGTCTCGACCGTATCCTTGCCGATCGAAACCACCGGGGTGGCGCCGTCATAGGTGTTGCCCTGCAGGCGCCACAGGATCGGGGTTGCCGGCCCTCCGCCAGCCAGAGCGTTGAATCGCCCCTCGGGAACCTCGATCGTGCCACCGGCCGCCGTCTGAGACCGCGCCTGGGAAAAGGCCGCCGTATCGTCGGAGCCATCAAGTTTGGCGCCGTAATCCTTGACCGAGCGGGTGTCCCGATCGGAGAGCGGTCGCGGGACGGCACCCGTGCCCGAGCGCCGCGCCGTCATCGCGGAAACGTCACCAGTCGAGCCCGAGCCGAGGATTTGGAGCGTGTCCGGCGTGATGACGGTCTTAGTGCCCTCGCGCCGGCCGAGCTTGAGCGTATTGCCGAACGTGATGTCACCGTTGGCACGGATCTCACCGGGCGGCAGGGCTCGGGTCTGCGCGAGCGCAGGCGCGCCCAGAGCCATCAGGGCGAGGACGGGGGCGAGGAAGCGCTTCATCACAGGCGGATCCACAAGTTGGCGGCGCCGCGGCGGAAGCGGACGGCCTGGTAGGGGCTGGACAGGACGATGGTGGTAGCCCCATCGGCGCCCCCAATGATATCGCCGGTGTCGGGGCCGGGCTGGATCGTGATGGTGCGCACATCCGAGCAGACACCACTCTCGTCGGCAATGACGAGATCCTGGCCGAGTGGATAATCGTCCACGTCGGGGAGCGAGACGACCCGCGGCGCGGTCAGCGTCATGATGCCGACCTGGACGTCCTCGTCGACGCACTGGTAGTCCACATCGAGCACTTGCGTGTGGCCGAGCTGCGCTGCATTCGCGAGCACAGTGCCGACCGTCGTAGAGCGCCCCCTCCTGATCAGGGGCGTGCCCGGCAGCACGCCGCCGAGCACGCCGAGCGCGCGCGCGTCGGCCGGCACGCCCCGCCCGGTGAGCAGGCGAAGAAACAGACCGTCATCGGTCATGGGTGCGCCCTGAAGTAAGTTGGAGTGAAGGCCGAGACGGCACGCGGACGGCGCGCGTCCGTCACCAGCTCGTCAGGGCGGCACGTTTCCACGTGTTCGCGGCCACGCAGGCGTAGACGAAGTTGCCGTCGAAGCGCAGGTCGCCGGCCGAGCAAGACGCGCTCGACGAGCCCGGTGTGCCGGTCAGGACGTTGAGGCCGGTGACTTTGGCAAAGCCGCTCGGATCGACCGTGAAGCCCGGGGTCTGGATCGCGAAGGCGGCATAGCTGCCCTCCAGCTTCAAGCCCACCGGCGATACGGACTTGTCGTTGATGCTGGCGGTCGAGTGCGTGCAGACATCGGTTCCGGTCGAGCAGATGCCGAGGCCGATAGCCCCGGAACTGTCCGTGACGATGTCGGCGAGCTTGGCCGTGCGAGGACCGGTGATGCGCAGCCCGAAATAGGCCGCGTGCGGCGGGCCGTGGGGCACGCTCTCGATTTGGACGTTGCCGGTCAGCATGTTCGTGCCGCCGGAGCGGACGAACAGATTGAAGCAATCGCCGTTGCCGAAGCCGCAATCAGTTCCGCTGTTGTTGCCGATGTCCATCTCGGTGTTGACGTGGAAGCTCGGCTTCAGGCCCGTGTCGAGAAGGACGTTTGTGGCCTGCGCCCAGGTGCCGCCGGCGCCGGGCTTCACCTTCTGTTCGACGTAGAGGGATGCCTTGGCCGCCAGCACGGGATCGTTGATCCACTCCCAGGTCACGCCGCCATCGTTGAAAAGGAACGGCAGCGCGTTCGGCCGGTCCGCCGGCGGCGGGCTGCCGCCGCTGGTGCCGGCCGTGCGGGCGCGGTAGACCGCTCCCGTCTCGTTGGGGTTCACCCGGTTGACCTCGTCGCCGGCCGCGTAGGCCTTGCCGGCCTGCCAGGCCGTCACGCTGCCCGTGGCCGCGGTTCCGATGACGGCGAGAAGCTGCTCCTGCGCCTGCCCCCCGAGCTGGGACGGGCCCGAGATCAGGACGCTTGCCCGCTGATGGTCGAAAAAGGCCGGCACCACCGAGCCGTCGTAGGGCCCGCGCACACACGACAATTCAGGGCAGAAGCTAACCCGGTTGCCGGCGCCAAGCATCACGGCGGGCGGGTTGTGCGTTCCGGCCAGCGAGAGGTCGGCGGCGGGCAGCGTTCCACGCATGGAGACGATGCCCGGCGTCATCGTGAAACTCGGGCCGGACGCGCCCGCGTTCACGCATCCGAGCGGCACCATGGCCTTGCTCGCCCGGTCGCGCACGCCGAACTGCGGGCAGGTACCCGCGCTCTGGAGGCCGATCTCGACCTGGGTGAAAGCGGTCTGCGCCCACGCGGGAGTGCCGTGGAGCGCAGCCGCCACCAGGATGACGAGGGCAAGGACGTGTCGCAGCATAGTCACTCCTGGATGGATCGTGCGGCGGCGATGGCGGCGGCAATCTGCGCGTCGGTGAGGCCGAGCGTCGTCTTGGCGAATTGCGCGAGGCGACAGGCTGGCACCACGCCGATGGTGTGGGACCACGCCGTGTTGATCGGGTCGGCTAGGTCGGTCGGAACGGCATTGAAGAGCGTGGCGATGCTGCCGGGCAGTGCGGCTTCGAGCGCGCGCAGGAACTGGCCACGGCGCGGCGGCAGGTCGGCGGGCACGGTGCCGGCAAGCGCGGCGATAAGCGCGCGGGCGTTGGCCGCCGAGGTGACGTAGCCGGTCTCGCTCAGGGAGGCGCCGCGGTCGAGCGGGCAGGGCGCCGAGAAGCCGCCCTCTCCGAGCATCGCGTCGAGGGCGTCGTAGATCAGCGAGGCCTCTCCCAATTGAACGACGACGTGCCCATTCGAGACGACGGTCGCCACCGGCTGCCGCCACATGGCGCCGACGGGCGCTGACGGTGCGAGCACGCCCCCTTGCCCGATGAACTGGACGGATTGCGCCTCGAACGCATTGGCCGGTCCGGTCAAGTCTCCGGTGTTCTGGATCTCCACCGACGACCCGACGCCCCCGCCATAGGCGGTGATCCCGAAGACCCGCCCGCGGTGCGCCTCGTTGAACGGATCAGCCGGCAGGCAGTTGCTGACCCCATCGGCGACAACGGCGGTCCAGGGCGGAATCGGTGCGGACGCGATACGCGTCGTGACCGATCCCGCGCCGTCTCGACCAGGCCTGCCTTCAGGTCCCGGTTCTGTGCTTGCCGGCCCCTGGGCTCCGACGAGCGTCGCGAGAAAGTCTTCGACAGTGCCGGCGTTGCCAAGGCCTCGCCACGCCTCGTAAGCGGACGCGCCTGCGGGGCCGGGCACCAGGAAAGTGCCAGTTGCGGTATCGAACGGCATGTGGAGATTCCGTCAGGAAGCGCGGACGGTGATGCCCTGCACGTGCCGGAGCGTTCCGGTGTAAGCGAGCACGTCGTAGCCCTCGGCGAAGGCGATCAGGTCGTAGAGGTAGGTGTCGGGCGCGAGCGCCCGCATCGTGGCGAGTTGCACGCGCATGCCCGCCTGCCCGGTAACGCCGCCGTTGGCGATGGTGCCCGCGCCGGTCGATGCGGAGAGACAGACCGTGTCGGGATCGACCTCGCGGCGGAGCATCAGCGCGAATCCCCAGCCCGTGATGTCGCGCGGGGCGGGCGTGACGCCGAGCAGGAAGGTGTCGCCGACGACGAGCGGCTTCGCGCCCTCCGTCAACGTGAACCCGATCCCGCCCGCAACGATGGCTGATCCCGTCCGGCCGATCCCCGTCATCGTGCCGTCGGGAGCGTGCACGGTGAAGCGCGGCGCCTCCCCGGCGGCGACCTCGACGACCTCGACCTGGTGCGTGCCGAGCGGGGTCTGCGGAGCGACGGACGTCACCGTGACCGAGCCGAGCCCGAAGTTGCCCGGGCCGGGATAGCCCGCAGCTGCCCCCGCGACCTGGAAGGGGAACGTGTCGATCCAGGCGCTGTTCGAGAAGGTCGTGATGTTGACGCCGAGGCGCGGTGTCAGCGCGAGGATGCTCGTCACGACGGCCTCGTGGCGTCAGGAGATGGCGAGGAGAGCGGCAGCCCGGGCCTCGCCGAACAGCTCGCTTAGAGCCGCGCGGGCGAAGACGAAGGACTCGTCCGCATGGTCGAGGTACTGCGCGTCCTCGAAGAGGCGGCGCTGGCGGACCGGTGCCGCCTTGAGTGCGCCGTCGATCGCGTCGGCCTCCTCGTCGGTGCAGCGGCGCCAGAGATCGGCCTTGTAGGTGATTGACGGCTGGGACGTCGGACCCGCAGCCGCGAGCACGGCATCAAGGGCCGCCTGCGTCTGCGCGCCCGTCGCGTCGCGGGGCCAGACGGTCGGAACGCCACCGGCATCCGACCAAGCCACGAAGCTCGCGTCGCCCTCGGCGATCACCTTGCCGGCTTTGGAGCCGAACAGGCGTCCGTCCTCGGCGTGCCAGTACCAGTCGAAGGGCGTGTAGATCGGCGCCATGGCATCCCTCACAGGTACAGGCCGTTGTCTCGGGTACCCGGCGTCGAGCCGGGGAAGAAGTTCTCGCCGCCGCCGTTCGTGGTGATGATCCCGTAGACCGCGGTCTCGTAGCGCTTGCCGTTGGCCGATCCCGTCACGGAGCTGCCGGCGAGGGCATCGACCTTGCCGCCGCCGAAGGCGCGGGCCGTGGCTGTCGAGAAGGTCGGGGTGCCCAGGATCTGCAGCGTGACGCTGGTGCTGACCGAGACCTTGCCGTCGCTCGCGTTGAGGGCGCAGGCCGCGCTGCCCTCCATGGAACAGCCGGAGGCGATGACGATGTCCCCGCCGGCGGTGAACGCGTGCGAGCCTGCGGTGGCCTGCGTGCTCTGGAAGCGGACGTTCGACACGATCGCGAGACCGCTCGACGTCGCCGCGAGCGTATGGGACTGCGCTCCGGTGTTGCGCAGGGTAAGCCCGTCGAAGTTCACGGGGCCGGCGACCTGAATCGAACCCTGTCCCGGCTGGCCAGCGCCGGTGACGATGTAGGAGCCGGGGGCAGCCGCGTCGCCGACGATGTTGATCGTGCCGGTGCCGCGCGGAACCTCGCCGGGGGACTCGTACTCGCCTGCCTGCCCCAGCCGCACGTTCAGCGCCGAGGAGGCGAAGTTGAACTGCGAGGTGCCGCGCATGAGCGCTGCGCGGATGGTGCGGAAGGCGCCGCCGGCCGTGTTCGACAGCCCGTCGTTGGCGTCGTTGCCGTCGATCCGCACGAAGAGCGTCGGGTTGATCACGATGCGCTGGATCTCGCCGCGACCGACCCCGATGAGCCGCAGGGCGCCCGTCCCGACGACCGAGAACGCGGCCTGCGCGCCCGGCGGGATATCGGTGCTCTGGATCGCGGAGCCGTCGTTGCGCTGGAAGGGGATCGGCGCGAGGCCGTTGAGCGCTCCCGTGGCGCCGCTCGCGATGCCGTTGGGGAAGGACAGAAGGATCGGGGTGCGATCCTCGTAGGCCGTGATCGCGGGCGAGACCGTCGCCGTCACCGCGCTGATCGTGCCGCCCACGACGCCGGAGTGCCAGAGAGCGGTGGAGGCCGGGGAAGCCACATCCCGGATCTCCGAAGGGACCGGCACGGCCATGCGGTAGGCCGCGCCATCGAAGACGAACGAGAACGGCACTCCCACGGGGAGGTCGCCTTCCTTCATCGCGCCGCCGTTGCGGCGCAGGAGGCCGAGAGAGCCGGGCGGGGTCGCGAAGCCGGACAGCGTCAGTGTGACGGCGGCGGTGTTCGTCGCCAGGGCGATACCCTGGAAGCGCATGCCCGGGAGCAGCGAGGGGAACACCACGGAGTTCGGGAGCGAGGCCGCGAGTGCGTTCGCCGAGCCGGTGAAGCCGCCGACGTAGATCCCGCGCGAGATCGCCTGCGCGAGTTGGGTCAGATCGGTGCCCGAGGCGACGAGGCCGGCGGCAGCGGCGGCCGCAAGAACCTCGGCCTCGGTGTCGGTGATGAGGGCGTGGCCAGGATAGGAGCCTTCGACGCCCGTCGCGGGGACACCGTCGGTCCACGGCAACAGGCCGGCATCCTCAGCGCCGGCGGCGTTGAGCGGATAGTGCTTGCGCAAGGGATGTCTCCGGGAGTGGAGGTCTCAGGCCTGGGTGAGGCGCAGGAGCGGATCGCCGCCGAATGTCGAGGCGCCGAAGCTGAAGCGCTCGGTCGTCACCGTCGGGGCGGGGCCGGCGTAGTCAAAGAAGAGTTGCGTGTGCGCCGGCTTGATCCGCCGAAAGAGGCATTCGAGGTCCTCGGCGCGGCGGATCGACAAGAACGGATCGCGCCCGAAGCTCGACGCACCGAACCGGAAGCGGGTCAGGCGCTGGCCGGTGACCCGCACCGTCCAGCAGAACCGCATCGCGCCGGGGTTCAGCCGCCCGCGCCGTCCCCCGAAGCTGGAGAGCCCGAACTGGAAGGCCGTGTACTCGGTGATCGTGATCGCGTAGCCGAGGCTCGCCGCCACACCGATAAAGAAGGCGCGCGACTGCCCGCCCTGCTCGCGGATCCGGTTGACGAGCGCCTGACGCCGTTCCGGCACCGTCTGGACGACCGGAATGCACGGGCTCGGCAGGCCGTAGGCTCGCTCCCACTCGCCGAGCAGCTCGAGCGTGAAGCGCGGATCGCTCTCGATCTCGATCAGGTCGCCGGCGCGAGCATCGACCGTGCTGCCCCAGATCTCGGCCTGGCCGCGCACGAGCTGCATCAGCGCGCTGGCGGGCTCGCGCGACCATGCCTCCCCGGTCGGCAGGAGGTCGGCGAAGGCCTGCGCGTAGTCGGCGCCGTCGCGACGCACGTGCCGGTCGCTCATCAGGCAGTTCCGGCCACAAGCGAGGGATACGAGATACCGGGCCCGGGCGAGAGCACGGCCATGTGCCCCTTCGACGGCATCACGGCGTCCGCGAAGACGAGCTCGAACGAGCCATCGCCGACGGCCTCCGAGATCGCGGCCGAGACCCAGGCGGCGTAGATTGTCGCTCCCGGCGCGGCACGCTCGGCGAGCATGGCCCGGATCGCGGCGGCGATGGACAACCGCATCGACGGCGTGTCGTTCGAGAGGTTCTTGATCCGGATGTCGAGGCCGTAGGCGATCGGCGCGAGCACGAAGTAATCGGCGACCGTCACCGGCCGCACGGTGTCGATGTAGGCCCGCACGATGGCGAGATCGTCCGGGCTCGGGAACCCGTTGGCGGACGCGCGGAGATCGTCACACATGACCCGCACGGTGACCGTGCCGATCCCCATCTCCATCGGGCTGCACCATGCCCGCGACACGCCCGCGAGGGAGAGCGCCCACTGGACGTAATCCATGTCGCGCCCGCCCATCGGCGGGTTGCGGATGCGCAGCAGGATGCGGGTCCGCAGGTCCTCGTCGGACTCGGCATCGGCGCCGCCCGCAATCGTCAGAACCGTGGCCTGGGCAGCGATGCCGCTGACCGCGTCCGACAAGGTGAGGCTCGCGCCGCGCTCGCGATTGCCGAGCGCGCCGGCCGAGAGGCAGGTCACAGCCACCGGCGTCACCGCGGCCGACAGGCGGATGTCGGCGGCGGTCTGGTACTGAACCGCATCCGAGGTCGAGAAGACCGATCCGGCCGGCAGCAGCGTGCCGGCGGTGCCGGTCACCGTCAGGCGGCCGGCGGCGAAGGTCGCCGCCTTGCGTCCGCCGAACAGGATGTCGGCCCAGCGGTCCAGGAAGACGCCCTCGGACTGGTCCGGGAGCAGGTTCTTGGCCAGCCAGTCGAGGTAGAGCAGGTTGAGGTAGGCGCCGCCCGCGTTCTGGTCGGACAGGACGCGCAGCGCCGAGTTCGGCACCGAGGCGTCGGCACCCGGCAGGAAGGCGGCGAGGTTGTCGCGGTTGGTGCGGCGGATCTCGCTGAGGGTCGGGGTCTGCCAGGGCACGGGTCAGGCCTCCAGGGGCGCGGCGACGGCGATGCCGGCCCAGAGGTCGGCGAAGCGCAGGTCCAGGATGCGGTCGCCGCCGCGCCACATGACGATGCTGGCCTCGATGCGCTCGGCGCCGGCCCGCACGACCTCGACGTCGAGACGGGTGGCGATGGCGCGGTCCACGAAGGGCTGGAGCGCGTCGAGGATGTAGGATTTGACCTGCGCCGTGGTCGCGCCCTTGCGGGCGGCGGCGCCGGTGATGGTGGTGCGCTGGAGCAGCCAGAGGCGCGAGCCGATCGGCCAGCCGTCCCAGATCGGACCCGCGTCGAGGTCGCCCCACCAGCCGCGCCGGTTGGGGTCGCGCGCGTCGGGCAACTCGTCGTCCTCGGCGGCGAGCCCGTCCGTCAGCAGCGCGATCGTCACCGCGGTGGCGAGTTCCTGGCTGGTGTCGAGCTGGCCTGCTGCGGTCAGGAGCAGGTCGATCGACACCGCCTGCGGCGCGGCACCCTGCTGCGTCAGGCGGACGTCGGCCATGGTGGGCTCCTCAGACCGTACGGACGGCCTGCCCGCCGGAGGTGACGGCCTGCCCGGCAATCGTCTTCGACGCGGTGACCGAGCCCTTCACGTCGACGTCGCCGTCCATGACGTGCTTGCCGCCGGCGCCGGGCCTGGTGGTGATGTTCGGGCCGTCCATCACGATGCTGGATCCGCCCTTGTTCTTGATCGTGACCTTACCCGAAGGCTCCTGCACCACGGACGAGGTGACGTTGCCGTCCTTGTCGACCGTCTCGTGCGTGATGGTCAGCGGGCTGCGGTGCGTGACACCCTTTTCGGAGAACACCGTGGACTGCCCGCGGTGATCGTGATGGGCGACGTCGCCGGGCTTCAGGTCCTTCGGGCGGTGTCTGCGGTCGGCCACGCCGATGGCAACGGGATGGTCCGGGCTGCCGCCGAGATAGGCCAGCAGCACCTCGGCCTCACCATCCTTGTCCGGCGGCAGGGGGACGTAGGTGCTGCCGTAGCCCTGCCAGTGCTCGACGTTGGTCCACTGCTCGGACACGCGAGCGCGGACGGTGAGCTCCTGCATCTTCGGCTTGTCGTCGGCTTGGACAATGGTTGCTCGCGAGACGCCGAGATAGGAGCGTCGCGCCGCGTCGTCGCCGCCGGACCGCAGCGTGCTCGACTGGCTCACGTGGCGACCTCGGGCTGGGGCTCGGAGAAGTTCGGCTCGAACGAAGAGGGCGCCTGCCCGTCCACGCTCTTCAGGTTGAAGGCCTGCTGGTTCACGAGCTCGATCGCCGTGGCCGTCTGTCCTTCGGGCGTCTGCGTGTAGGCGTAGCCCCAGAGCCGCAGGTTCATGAGCCCGCCCTGGAAGGGAAACAGCATCGGGCTCTTCACCGTGACGTAGTCGGTCAGGCTCCAGAGCTTGCCGGTCGGGCTGAGCCAGCCCTGGTAAGAGAGCGAGACCCGTAGCGTCGAGGCGATGATCGCCTGCGCCTCCATTTCGGTTCGGAGCTTCAACTCCTTCTCGGACAGCGGCATCTCGGCGAGGACACGTCGGTTGAGGCCGGGGAGCCCCCCTTCGCCGAGCGTCGTCTTGGCCGAGATCTCCGCGGCCTTCTTCCCGAACAGGTTGTCGGAGCCGGGATGCTGGCCGGTGGCGACGTATCCGGACGCGGCCAGCCATTCCATAGCGCAGTTCGCCGAGAGGATGTTCACCCCCTCCTCGAACACGTCCGGGAAGGTCGGTACGCCGCCTCCCTTCGTCCCGCCGACAATGGTGCCGTCGGCCTCCGCGCGCAGCCACACGCCGCGCTGCCGGCAAAGCCGCGAGATCATGTCGTAGGGCGTCTCGCCGTAGCGACGGATGACTTGGGTGAACGGCTCGTTCGCGCCGGCCGGCGGGTTCTCCAGCCGGAACTTGAGGCCGAGCCGCTTCAACTCGCCGTTGGCGATCTGCTCGAGCGTGTAGCCGCGGTACTGGCCGGTCCCGCCCTCAGCCGAGGCCCGCGTCGTCAGGTCGGCCTTCGAGAAGCCGGAAACCTGCACGCCGTGCCGGTTGGCGTCGTAGGCCGCCTGCCGCCGGGCGATGTAGCCCTGCGTGATCACAGGCTGGCCCGCGAGCGCGATGTCGACGCGGGTGCCGGGCGCGAGCGCCTGCAGCAGCTTCTCGCTCGGCTCGGCGCAGGTCAGCGAGAACGACCGCTGCCAACCGCCGTCAATCGACTGGGCCACCGACACGGTCAGCCAGTCTCGGTAGGTGCCGCGCTCGGTGCGCACCTCGCAGAGCAGGTCGGGCGAGGGCATGGATCAGGCCGAGAGCGCCCGGCCGACGGCCGGCATGAACAGCGGATGCACCACGTCGCGGTTCTCCGCGATCAGCTCGCCTGCGCGGCCGCCGTCGCCATAGAGTCGATTGGCGAGCGTCAGCGCTGGCACGCGGGCCGAAAAGGCGTAGGTGGTCAGACGGGGCAGCGGGCGAGCCCGCTGCGTCAGGTCGCGGGTCGCTGCGGCGTGGAGCGCCACCAGCGCGCGGTAAACCCGGTTGTTGAACTGGTTTGCCGCGAAATCCTCGGCCGGGCCGAAGGCGGCGTTGAGCCGGGCGAGCGTCGCGTCGACGTCCTGGCGGCTGGTGAAGACGGTGGCGGCCGAGATCAGGCACATCTCGACGAGGGCGAAGCGCACCGCGGTCTGGACGACCCGGAGCACCGCGTTCTCGCTGGATGCGACGGTGAGCGCGGCGGCTCGCGCCCGGTCCATGCCGTCGAGCGTGGCGCCGGCGGCGGTCGCCGCCTGGAAGCAGGCGCGCAGCGGCGCCGAGAAGGTCGAGGCCTGAACGCGGGCCGGCGCCTCGGTGGCGAGCGCGCCGCAGAGCCGGCGCAGATCGGCGCCGGGCTGGCCCGCGCGGTCCCCGCCGGCGGCGAGCAGCGCGTCGAGCACGGCTCGCAGGGCAGCGGTCCCGAGGCGGCGTTGGGTCGGCGTCATCGGATCAGACCCAATCGGCGTCGTTGCCGGCAGAGAGATCGACCGCGTCGCCGGTGGCCTGCGCCTGGGCGGCGACGCCGGCCTGCGTGTTCTCGGTCGGCACGAGCGCGGCGACGTTCGAGGCCACGAAGGTCATCTCAATGACCGCGAAGCCGCCCTCTTCCTTCCGCTCGAGGCGATTGTAGATCTCGCAGCGCATCCGCTGCGCGCCGAGGATCGGCAGGACGAGCTGACCACCGCCCTCGCGGGTCAGCACGTTCTCCAAGGCGTCCGCGTCCGCGTGATAGAACCGCCCGATCAGGTAGGCGGTGACCGTGCAACGGGTGACGCGCCGGCCCAGGTCCTCGTCGAGCGAGCGGTCAGACTTGGCGAACTCGTAGGTGAAGCCGCGCCGGCCTCCGCCGCGGGTGTTGGCCGCCACGTGGAAGGGCACGCCCCGGAACGAGGCGGGCTGAAGCTCGTCGCGCCAGGACATTCATCCCCCAAACACGATGTATCGTTCGATGATACAAAATTCTTGACCGGTACGTATCATCGTGCGATACATCAGTCGTTCAGAAGCGAGCGGCCCCGTGGCGATCCAGAGCTTTCACGACAGCCTGACTGAGACGGTGGCCCAGGGCCGGCGCCCGAAGGGCTTTCCGGCTGACCTGTTCAAGGCGACGCAGCGCAAGCTCGCTGCCTTGAACGCCGCCGAGAGCTTGGACGACCTCCGCTCGCCGCCCGGCAATCGGCTCCACGCCCTGGAGCGCGACCGCGCCGGACAGCACGCGATCCGCATCAACGATCAGTTCCGGCTCTGCTTCGTCTGGACCGAAGCCGGTCCGGAGCGGGTCGAATTCACGGACTACCACTGACCGACCGCCGCCACGCTACCGACACGGATGTCACAGCGATGACCGAGACTACGACCCTCGCCGAACTGCGCGCCCTCGACCTCACTCAGATCGAGGAGATCGCGAGCCCCATCCATCCCGGCGAGATCCTCCGGGAGGAGTATCTCGTGCCGCTCAACCTGTCGGCCGGCGCCGTCGCTCGCGCCTGCGGCGTGCCACGCACCCGCATCGAGCGGATCGCGACGGAGGAGACTGGGATCTCGACCGACACGGCGCTGCGGCTCGGGCGCTACTTCGGCACCACGCCAGCGTTCTGGCTCAACCTCCAGCGCGAGTTCGAGCTCGCGACCTTGCAGCAGGAGGTCGGGGACGAGATCGGAGGGATTGTCCCGCTCACGCGGGACGCCGCCTGAGCCGATCGGAACCAGAGGCGGGATAGCCCTCATCCCAGGTCACGCCCCATCTCGACTCCTGCCCGCGCTCAGGTAGCCTGCGCGCGGGTTGGGGGGCGTCCGATGCGGGTGTTGGTGGCGGCTGTCGTTGTGAGCTCGGTACTAACCTCGGCTGCTCTCGCTGCGCCGAAAAGCCTGCCAGCGAAGGACTGTGATGCGGCCTTCATCCGGGCTTGGCGCAACGATAGAGAGGCGGCCCTAGGCCGTCTGCCAGATCGAGCCTGCTGGATGAGAACCGAGACCGGACCTTACGTCTGCTACCAGGACGGTTGTGCAAGGGCCCACGTATACTTTAGCGGCGAGTAGCGGCTTCGGAGAACTACCGGCCGTTGTCAGATCATGTCCATCTGAGATCGCGACCGCTCAACCCTCGTCTCCTTGAACAGATCGTCCATGGAGGCGCGGGCCTTCGCACCGGGCGGGAAGCCGTCCAGCGTGATGTGCAGGCTGCCCTTGCCGCCACGCGCGACCGAAGCGCCCTCACCGTAAAACCGGCGCATCATCCGGTCGCCCGGCCGCTCGCCCGAACCCCGAACGTCGATCTCGTCGTCGCGCAGGCGGCTCATCTTGCCGGGCTCGTTCGAGCGCGGCCGCTGATGCCAAGGCACCTCGCGATCACCTTCACCGTCCTGACCGCCCCCTTGCTCCGCAACTGCTGTGTCGGATCTTGGCGACGGATACGGCGCATACGGGCCGTTCGGGATGCTGGGATCGAAGGCGAAAGTGTTGCCTGCGATGTCTTTCCCCTTGTGCCCGTGTCGACGATACCACGGACCGCGGTACCAGCTCGCACGGAAGCTGTTCGCGCCGTTCGTGTTGTCGGGCACCCCGCCTGAGGCGATGGCGCGGATGCGATCACGGATGAAGGTGGCTTCGGCTTCCGTCGCGCGGCGATAGCCCTCGTACTGCCCCGGCGCTCGCGCCACATCGTGCAGATCTCGGCTGGGCCCCCAACCCTTGGTGCCGAGCCGATTGAACATGTTGTTGATCACGGCATCTGCGCCGCCCGGCGATTTCAGCCGCGCCTCGCCCGCGATCGTATTCACGACCGCATCGCTCAGATCACGGTCCGTCAGCGTCCGCTGCGGCCGGTACTTTCCAGCGGCCTCCGGCGAGGCTGAGGTGAACTGCCCCGCACGCGCTGGTGAGCCTGACTCGGTACCTGCTGGCGCGGCAGGGTGATCAAGCGGCCCGCCGCTGCCACGTCCGGCCAAAGGACCGGCGCCGCCGAAACCGCCACCGGTCGGAACACCGGCAGATGCCACGCCACCTCCACCAGTTCCAGCACCGTAGCCGTACCCGCCCAGCGCGCCGCCCAGTGGTCCACCTCCACCGCCGAACCCGCTCCAGGCCGCCTTGTGGATCAGCGAGCCGCCACCGGCCGGTCCCCCGCCGTAGCTCTGCTGCTGGAAGGTCGCGCCGCCGTTCTGCTGGTCCCGGAGCGCGTCCTTCAGCCCCTCGCGGGTGCCCTTGCGGGTCGCGTCCTCCAGCTTCCGGATCTCGGCGTCGATGCTGTCGCGCTGCCGCTCGAAGTAGCCCTTCAGCGGCCAAGGCGCGCCCTTGGCCGCCTTGTCGGCGTCGGCGCGGCTGTCGCGCAGCATCTTGAGCTTGGCGGCCTCCGGGTTCTTGGCCGCGTTCTCGATGTCGTCGATGACGCCGACCATACCCTCCAAGAGCGGTCCGATGAACTTCAGCTTGGCGCGCTCGGCCGCCTCGCTGATGTGGTTCATGTGCTTCTGAAAGTTCTTGGCCGCCTCCTCGGTGTCCTTGTCCATCTTGCCGATGGCGGCGGACACCTCCTTCATCGTCCCGGCGACGGTGCCGGTGACGTTCGAGGCGATCAATCCGACGTCGTCGGTGCCGAACAGCAGGCGGGAGACGCGGCGGCGCACCTCGGCGTCGGGGATCTTGCGGAGCCCCTCCATGCCGCGCTGGATCGCCTGCTCCATGTTCTTAGAGCTCGCGAGATCCTCCGCGAGCTTGCCGAGGTTCATCGCTTGGAGCTCGATGAAGGTCGAGCCCTGGCGCTTGATCTCGAACATCTGCCCGGCGAACGACTTCGCCGCGCTGGTCATGGTGTCGGCCGTGACGCCGAACCGCTCGCCCAGCGCGTTGAAGGTGCGCAGCTGATCGATCGTCAGCCCGATGTCCTTGGCCGTCTGCGATAGGCCCCGAGTCTTTGACGAGAACTCGCCGATCGCCGAGGCCGCGCCCGCGATCGACAGGCCGACACCGATGCCGGCGACGCCCAGCCCCGAGAGCACCGGGGTGACGCCGCGCAGCACGCCCTCGAACTTGGACACGCCCTCGCGAGCGCCGTCCCAGTCCTTCTTCCAGGCTCCGGCCTGTGCCTTGGTTTCGGCCGAGACGTCGTGAAGGCCCTTGCGCAGCTTGGCGAGCGGGCCGGTGAAGCGGTCGTCGACCGTCGCGACGAGGCGGAGCTGGTCGTTAGACATCCGGCTCCTCGTCGGGCTCGGGCGGAGCCGGCATCAGGGCGGTGGTCCGCGCCATCAGGTGGCGGAGATCGCGCGGGCGCAGCGCGCCGGGCGCCTGCGGGAACGGCCACGCGTGGTAGACGAGGCCGAGTTGCAGGCAGTCGTCGACTACGCGGGCGGCAGGGCCGCCCACTGAAAAAAACGGCTCAGGACCGTGCCCAGCCGCAGCACGTCGCGGGCCGGGATCTTCTTGAACGCGCCCTCGGGGATGCTCGCGAGGCTGCACACCAGCGGCGCGAACTGCGCCTGGTCGAGCCCCTCCAGGAGGCCGAACTTCAGCACGTCCTCGCCGGTCGGCTCGCGCAGCACCAGCACCTTCGTGTCCTCGCCGTGGGCCTGGATGGTGACCGACAGCGGGAACTCGAAGGGGAAGTCGATCTCGCGCGGGTCCCGCGCCAGCGCGGTGGAGGCGGCGTCGCTCATCAGAGGATCTCGTCTCCGCTCAGGCCTTCGAAGCGCACGGCCACCTGGCCCTGCGCGCCGTCGATCTCGTGGGCCGACTTCGTCCAGGCGCCGCGCAGAATGTACGCCTTGCCGTTGGCGAGTTCGGCCGTGATCGTGGCGTTCTCGATCGCGTCGAGCTCGTTGATCGACAGGTCGTCCGTGTCCGAGAAGTTGCCGGCGATGAACGGCACGCGCGGCGTCTCGATGAAGCCGTGCACGCCGTCCTGGCCCGCGACGCCGGCCCGCTCGGTCGGCGAGATCGAGACGATGAGGTTGCCGCGAAGATTGTACTGCCGACCGTCCACCTTGATGAAGCAGACGCCAGCGATCCTGCCTGCCATGGCGGGAACTCCAGAGTGGGGCCCGCCGCGCGGCCGGCCGTGAGGTCAGGGAAGGGCGGAGCCGCTCAGGCGGTCTGCGGGAACTGGAGGCGGAACTGGGCCAGGATGTTCATCCGGCGCAGGCCGTTCACCACGTCCGGCGGGTCGAGGATCTCGAGGGTGTTCGGCTCGGTCGAGCGCCGCACGACGAGGTTGCGGATGTAGAGGTCCGCGTTCTCGACGAGCCCGTCGAATTCCTGCTGGCGGTACTCGTTGATGAGCTCCGCCTTCACGACGAGCGGCGTGACGATCGGCAGGCCGGCGGCGAACTTGGTCCCGTCGTTCGCCAGCATGTGGCGCGGGTACTTGTTCGTGATCGCCTGCCGTAGCCGAGTGTAGCGCTCGTCGAGGGTGGCCAGCGTGGTCACGAGCTCGAAAGCGTTGTCGGCCTGGCCCTGACTGTTCTTCTGGTAGGCCGTCTGCTCGCGCAGGATCGTCGGCACGTTGGTCGAGCCGCCGTTCAGGTCTGTGCCCTGGGTGGCGAGACCGACCTGGGCGAGCGCGTTCAGCTGCGTCTTGTTCCAGCGCTTGGCCTTCGGCGCCGGCAGGATGCCGAGCAGCGGAAGGGTCTGGAACGGCCGGGCCGGGTGATCCGTGATCGAGTAGGCGGCGAGCGCGGCGTAGGCGGCCGCCCACTCCCAGACCGGGCAGGGGCTCTCGGGCTCGAACGCCATCGGCGAGATGACGGGTGAGTTGTTCGTCTGGCCCCAGGTGATCTGGTCGGCGTAGGCGCCGCGGCGGGCCGAGAAGATCTGGCCGTAGCTCTGGCGGTAGGGACCGAAACGCCCGGAATCGGAGAAGCCGTACTCGGTGTCCCAGACCGCGAAGGTGCCGCTGTCGTTGAACGGCAGGCCGACGAACTTGTAGGGCGCGTCGCCCAGCGCCGCGATCGCCGCGGTGAAGTCGGGCGTGCCGGTACCGCCGGAGAGCAGGTTGCCGGTCGGGTAGGTGAGGGCGAGGCCGGCGGGCAGGAACTCGCCGCCGTAGCGGCCGAGATAGCTGTCCTCGAGGCGGATGTCGTTGCCCGAGAGCCCCTTCCACTTCGCGGTGCAGGTCACGACCGCGGACGCCGCGGCGGCGGTCACCGGCAGGTCGGTCGCGGCGTTGATCGCGGCGGCGATCTTGGTCGCGACGCCCGCCGTGGTGTCGGCGCTGGCGATCGCCACCGAGACGAGTTGGCCCGCGACGTAGAGCGCCAGCGTGCCGGCGACGGTGGGCGCGCTCGCGACCGTGATCGTACCGGCGGCGGCCACGCCCGCGGCAGGCTCCGGCACCGGCAGGCAGAAGACCGGCACGCTCTTCACGCCGGCGAAGAATTTCGCGAACATGCGGGCCAGCATCGAGCCCGCGCCGAACAGCACGTCGGCGTCGGCCTGGGTGCCGCAGGCGATGACCGTGTTCGCCGCCGCCGTGCCGGCCGCCGTCGGGTGGCCGGGCAAGAGCGCCCATTTCGGGCTCGTCGGCGTGCCGGCCTGCGAGGGGTCGATCTGAACGTTGGGGCCCGGGATCTTGTAGTTCGCCGGGATCGAGGTGAGGCCCATGGCGGTCACTCCTTCGGGGACGGAGCGGCCTTGGCCGCGGCGGTGGGCTTGCCCGCGGGCACCGGCTCGGCCTCGGCCGGCGCGCCCGTGTCGTGCAGATCCTCGGTCAGGCGGATCGCGCCATCGTCGCGCAGCCGGAACGTGAACTGGTCGGCCGGCCAGCGGGCCGTGCCGTCCTCCGAAAAGCCGAGGCCGGAGGGGAAGTGCTTGAGCGCGCGGAAGCGCTCCTCGGTCGCCTCGACGGCGACCGTGGCGGTGTCGGCCATGGCTTGGGGATCCTACTGCGCCCGGTCGATCACGACGCGGAGGGCGGGGGCCGCGGGGTCGCTGCCGGCAGGGCGCGCGGTCAGCACGGTCTTCTCGTAGCGGTCGGTGACGACCGGGTCGTATTGGGTCCGGAGGCGGAAGCTAATCTCCAGCCGCCCCTCGGCGAAGTAGAAGGCGCCGTCCTGCGGGAAGAGCACCGCGCGGCGCACCTTCGTCACCGCCTCGAACAGCGGGTAGCGCTCCGGATCGGTCCGGTCGCGGGAGGGGTCGACGCCGCGCACGAAGCTCGGGTCGGTCAGCAGCGCATCGCGGATCCGGTCGACGACCTCGTCGAGATCGGCGTCGAGCTCGTCGGGGAAGTCCTCGCCGACGACGACGGAGATGCCGATCGTCGTCTCGTTGAGGAAGCGCGGCACCCCGATGTTGGCCTCGTCCTCGGGCGTCTCGGTCTCGTCGACCAGGACGACCAGGAGGGCCGGAAGGTTCTCTTCCTGGAGCTGCGGGCGCGGCTGGCGCCGCACCGTGCGCACCGGGAGCCAGTCCTGGCCGTCGAGCCGCGCGATGATCGCCTCGCGGATCTTCATCGCGTCAGTCGTCATCACCGGGGCTTTCCGCGCTTCAGGACGAGCTTGGCCCCGCCCTGGTGGTCGAGGTCGACGTCGTCGATGTAGAGGCGCCCCTCGGCCGGCAGACCGCCGGCGGCGGGCACCTCCAGGCGCATGAACTGCTCGGGCGGACGCGCCCAGTCCGAGAGCCGGATCCCGAGCGTGATCACCGTGGTGTTGAGGTTCGCACCTTCGACCAGGGTGATGTCAGCCGCGCGGGTCGCCCAGATCCCGGTCGCGTCGAACGCCGGGCGCGCGCCGTCGGCCAGCACCGTGACGGGCCGGCCGAACGCAGCCATGTTCGGCCCGAGGGTGAGCGCCGCGAAATCGATCACGGGCGGATGCTACCGGGCCGCCTGACGACGGGACTTCCGTCCGGACGCCGCCGGCTGCTCGGCGTCTTCCGCCTGCTCCTCGGCGTCCTCGTCCGGCTGATCGTCACCGCCGCTTTCGGCGTCGTCGTCATCGCCGTCGGACTCGTCGTCCTGCTCCTCGGCGTCCTCGTCCGAAACCTCGTCGCTGTCCTCGTCGACGACCTCGCCGCCCCAGCGCGCCAGGATGCGGTCCGCCTCGTCTGCGTCGAGCGTCACGGGCGTACCGGGCGCGGCGTGGCCGAGACCGCGGATGGCCGGGCTGAGGACGTTGCCGGACGCGTCGCGCACCTCCGGCATGTCGCCGGCGGGATCGTGCACGCCGAGCGTCACGCTGGTGATGATGGTCTTCTGCGGCTTCATCGACGCCGGTCTCCGCGGTGGATGGGGAGGGGACGGCGCCCGTGAGGGCGCCGCCGTAGCGTCAGCGAACGGTCGCGCAGAAGGTCGCGTCGATCCAGCCGCAGACCGGCAGCGGCGCGGACTGGGTCATGAGGTACTCCGCGGACGGGTCCTCGCTGATCCAGTTCTTGGGAAAGCGCGGCAGCGCCTTGAGGGCGCGGACGTCCTGGATCGCGCCGTAGAGGCGGGTGCCCTGGGCGCCGACCGGATCGAACATCATGACCGTGTAGTCGGGCATGAACTGGGTCACGTTGCCGGCGTCGTCGGTGTAGTACTGCTGGTACACCCAGAACTCGAACTCGCCGGTGTCGCCGAGATACTTGGCCTCGCGACCCACGCCGCCGACCACCACGCCGCCGAGATCGACGTTGCCCTTGGTCTGGCGGAACGAGTTCATGATCTGCTGGATGCCGGGCGATTTGACCAGCAGGTTCGCCGACAGCGGGTCCAGCACGACCGTGCTCGGGTGGAAGCCCGAGTTCTTCTGCACCGTGGCGGCCCAGGTCCGGAGGTTGTCGAGGGCATCGACACCGGTCTCGCCCCAGCGCGCACCGCCGGTCAGCGGGACGGTGTGACCTGCGTTGCGCTGCAGGTCGACCGCGACCCGCTGCGGATAGTTCGGGCCCGAGAGGGTAAGGCCGCCGGTCTGCAGGAGCTGGCAGGCCATGTGCTCCTCGCGACGGGTGATCTGGTCGTCCTGGATCCGCAGGGTATCCAGGATGGTCGCGTCGCGGCGCTCGGCCGGGGACATCTCGCCGAGCAGACGCTCCCCGGGGCGACGGCGCAGCATGCGGTTCGGCTCGATGACGTGCTTGGGCTTCACGTAGCCGGGCACGAGGCTCGACGCGTTGAAGCCGCGCAGGCGCTCGGCCTGGCCAACGTCGCCGGGATGCACGAGCGGGGCGAGGCGGCGGGCGCGCTCGACCTTGTCGAAGTAGACCTCCTCCGTCTCGAACACCTGCTCCATGCCAAACACGAGGTTCCACAGGAAGGGATTCGGGCGGTCGATGACGCCGTAGGCGCCGAGCAGGAACGCGGTGGAGTAGACGGAGGTGTTGTCGAGAGCAGCCACGGGCGGTTCTCCAAAAGAGAAGGGCGCCCGAGGCGCCCTGTGATCAGATCAGCGGATGGATGGGGCCGGGATCGCTCAGGCGACCGTGCCGACGGACTTCACGTAGATGGAGACCTTGGCCTGCCGGAAGGCAGCCTCCAGGGTGGCGATCGTCCACGAGGCGTCGAGGATCATCACCTCGCCGGCGTACTCGCCGGTGAAGTAGGCCTTGGCTCCCTGGTCGGCGGTCGAGGCGTCCACCTCGTGCAGCAGGATCGCGTCGGGCACCTGCGAACCGTCGGTCGCGGTCTTCACGCACGGCACGTACTTGTCGCTCGCCGTGACGCGGCCGAGCACGGTGCCGCGCTTGAGCGGCGCGCCGGCCTGGTTTGCACCGGTGGCGATGGTGATCGGACGGGTCGCCCGCGGGAAGTCGCCGGCGTAGAGCGCGGTCGGGTGGAAGTTCGTGAACACGGTCATCGGAACGGAGCCTCTCGTGGGCCGCCGTCATGGCCGGCCGGAGCGGTAGGGGGGGGGCCGCGCGGGTGGTCCCGCGCAACCGTGCGGGATCAGGCGGCCTTGGCCGGCTTGCCGGCGACGCGGCGCCAGTGGGCCTCACCCTCGGAGAGATCGCGCTGCTCGCGACCCTGACGGCCGCTGGAACGCTCGCGCGAGATCTCCTCGGAGCCGTTGCCGGCGAAGGTCGCGTTGCCGCGCTTCTCCTGGTTCTTGAGCATGCGCTCGAGCACGAGCTCGCCGAAGCGCTTGGCCGAGGTGCCCTGATCGATGTGCTTGCGGCCCATCTTCGGGAGGCCGGCGCGTTCGGCCATCTCGGTGATGGAGGCCATGCGCTTGCGCTCGGCCTTCACGGCCGCTTCGGCGGCGCGGCGGGCGGCGGCGGTGGTCGCCGAGCGCTCGCCCTCGTCCTCCTCGTCACCGTCCTCGGAGCGCTCCTCGTCCTCCTCGTCGTCGCCGTCGCGCTCGTCGTCGCTGCCGCCGTCGCCGTTCTCGGACTCGTCCTCGTCGCGCTCCTCCTCGGTGTCCTCGTCGCGCTCCTCGTCCTCGGACTCAGTCTCGGCCTCGTCCTCGTCGCGGGCGGCGGCGCGCAGCGCGGCCTTGCGCTCCTCGGCCTTGCGCTTCTTCTCGGCCTCGACCTCGGTGGTCTTGGCGGTGCGGGCGCCCTTGGGGGCGGCGTTCTTCAGGGTACGGCTGGCCATGGGGGTCTCCGAGGTGGCCGGGGTGTTCGGCCGGGAGGCCGGGCTTCGGGTCACGATCAGGCAGGAGGAGCGGGTCTGTGCCTCGCCCTCGTCGCCCTCAGCGGACCGGATCTGCGAGCCGGCATCGGCCGGCACGGGGACGGCGCTGATCTCCAGCGGCTCCCAATCGACGACCTCGTGGCGGGCCACACTGCCGTCGTCGGCTTCGGTCTTGACCACCTTGTGGAGCCAGTAGCCGACCGAGATGTTGCGGATCACGCCTTCGCGGATCTTCTGGACGGTGTCGGCCACGCCGGGGGCGGCCGAGAGCAGGATCGTCGCCACGCCGCGCCCGTCCTCGATCTTGGCGGTGCCGGGCACCACCGAGCCGATGACGTTGTCGAGGCAGTAGGTCGAGTGGGTGTCGACGAAGGGCGCGCCGGCGTTCAGCCGCTCCAAGCGGACGGCGCCGGGCTCCAGCGACAGGACCTCGTCGTACTCTTCACCGTCCCACCACGAGTAGCGGCGGACGCTCGCTCCCGTGGTCCAGACGATCTCGATCGTGTTCGAGTCCGCGTCGAAGCTGTCGGGCTGCACGCGGGCGTCGCGGTGCACGGGTGGCAGCCGCACGACCTCCTCCGCGCCCTTGCGCGCCCCGGTTCGGGCGGGAGAGCTCCGGCTCTTCCCCGGGCGCGGATTTCTGGACGGGCTGGTAGAGACCGGCAACGCTGGTGCGCCGCGGGTCCGAGTCGAGGACGATGCCGAGGTCATCGAGCTTCACATTCCAGTCGTGGAGTTCGTCGAGCACGTCGTCGGGATTGCGCCCGCTCTCGGCCACCACGTCCTGCCAGGACCGGAAGCCGTTCCGGACCGACAGCGACGCCGCCTGGGCGTCGGCCATCGGATCGACCCACTCGAATTTCGGGGGCGCCCACTGCACCGGGATCACCGGCGCATCGATGACACCGGCGAGGTAGGCGGTTTCGCACCACCACTCCCAGATCGGCTGAAGCGCCATCTGGATCAGGATGTGCCACTGCACGGTGCGCACGAGGCGACGGAACTCGACGAGGCCGCCGCGCATGGACGAGAAATTGACCTGGGACAGGTCCCCCGAGACGAGCTCGTAGGGCATCCGGTAGGCCGCCGCGATCGTCTGCAGCGCGGCCACCTTGTACTCGCCGTAGCCGCCCACCGCGGTGGGGGCGTTGAACTTCACGTCCTTGCCGCCGCGCAGCCGCGCGATCATGCCCGGCTCGAAGCGCTCGACCTCGTTACCGTCGGCGTCGAGCACCGCCGGCGCGATCGTCTCGTCGGTCTCGTCCTCGGCGTTGATGACAAAGCCGACCGTGCAGGCCTCGACCTTTTTGCGGACGATCTCGGCAAGCTCGTAGTCGGCGAGCAGCTGCAAGGACTCGATCGCCGGCGTGCCCCACGGGACGCCCCGGGTCTGGGTCCGCTGCTGCTCGTAGACGTGGAGCACCTCGTCAGCCGGCACCGGAGCCGAGACCATCGGCAGCCCGGTGTTGATCCAGAGGTTGCCGGGGTGCTGCGGGTAGAGCCAGTAAGCCAGACGCTTCTGCGTCTCGATGCTGATCTCGACGCCCTGGATCGCCATGGCGCCCTGGGTCAGCATCCCATTGCGGAACGGGTCGAGGAAGTCGGCCTCGAGGACCTGGAGTTCGAGCGGCACGTCGCGCGGGCCGGTCTGACGCCGAAGCCGCTTGCGCAGCAGGACCTCGCCACCCTCGATCATCTCGCGGCAGAGCAGGGTCTGGATGCCATAGAAATCGAGCTGGCCGCCGGCGTCGCAACGGAAGGCCCAGTTGTTGAAGGCCCTCCGGATCTGCTTGTCGCGCGCGGGCGAGCCGGTGACCGGGCGGGGCACGATGCCTTCGCCGACGATGTTCGAGACGAGCGACCCGACGGCCTTGGCCGCGAACGGGTTGTTGCGCACCAGGTGGCGTGAGCGGTCGCGCAGGGTGCGCGCCTTCCCGAAGATCTCGGTGTCGGCCGAGGAATTGCGCGTCAGCCACGTATCATGGTGGCGCGACGGCGCGGCCGCCTCGTAGCTCCGGCGCCCGGCCCGCGGCGCAGGTGCCGCGATCTCGGGCTCCGGACCGCGCTCGATCAGGCCGGGCTTGGCCCAGGGGGTGCCGCCCATCTCAGTAGCCGTAGCCCGGACCGCGGGTGCGGTAGCCCCGCGAGAAGCCGGCAAAGCCGGCCACCGCCCGGCCCCGGCCCGCGGCCTTGGCATCCTGTCGCTTCAGGTAAGCGATGGTCTGGATCATCTCCTCGAGGGAGCGGTAGCTCGCGCTCTTGCCCTCGTAGGACGCGGAGGTGACGCCCTGCGCCAGCGCAGCCTCCATCGCCGCGATCTGGGCGGTGTGGTCTACAGCCATGAGGAGCGCCTTCTGGGCGGGGTGGCGGCGCGAGGCGCCAGGGGCGGCGTCGGCGGAGCGGACGGGCGAGCGGTCGGCGGCGGAACGGTCGGCAACGCATCCGCTGCCGGGCTCTCCGCCTTGCCCGGTTCCGCCTCATCGCGCTCGGGCATGCGGCCCATCGCGACGTAGCGGCCGGACATCGCCTGCAGGCCGCAGACGGCGACGTAGGCGTACACGAAGCACACGCCCGCCTCGCGCGGGACCTTGGGCTTCTCCCACTCGGTGAAGCCCTGCCGTCGGACGACGAGCTTCTCGCGGGTGAGCTGTTCGAAGTACTCGGTGTCGATCGGGCGGCTGCCGGCGGCAGGCTCGACCGGGAAGTGGACGTGGCGCGGGCCGGTGTCGATTACCGCGAGCGAGCCGTAGGCGAAGTCGCGGGCCGCGTTGCCGCCGACCATGTACCAGGACGAGCCGAGCTTCGAGGACGGCAGGCGAGGCCAGACCTTGGTGCGCGCGCCGCGCGCCTCGGACTTGCCCTTGATCGCCCAGATCCGGCGCTTCCGGCGCTCGGTGCAGAAGGCATAGGTCTCGGCGGTGTGGTGACCGCCCGAGTCGATGGCCGCGGCGCGTACCCGCAACTCGGTGCCATCGGCCTTCCGGAAGGTCCGGCGCAACAGCGTGTCGAGTTGGCGCCAGACCTCGGGCTCGGCCGGATCGCCCGGCAGCACGAAGTGGCCGATCAGCGCGCATTCGAGCCCGGGGCCCCAGCCCCAGACCGCGCCCTCGATGCGGGCGTTGGCGCCGGACTGGACGTCGCCGCCGAACGTCAGGAACGAGACCCAGTCCGGGACCTCGGCGCCGTACTCCTCAAGCCGCTCCAGGAAGGAGGAGGGCTTCACCTCGTGGCCGAAGGTCGCCCGGTAGGGCCGACCGAGTCGGAGGTTCACGAAGGGCTGGATCAGCGAGAGCGGATCGTCCTGCGCCTCGAGCCATTCCTGCACGATCACGGGCCAGGCCGCGTTCGCGTTGAGCGACATGCCGGTCCAGAGGTGGAAGCCGACATGACCGGGCGTGCGCGGCGTCGCGGTCGCCCGCCACTCGCCATGGGCGTCCATCCAGACCTTGTGGGTCTCGTGGATGATGCAGCCGCAGGTGCCCTGGTACCAAACGTCCTTCAGCGACCCATCGTCGTGCAGGTCCCACTTCACGCCGTGCAGCGTGTCCTTGCCGCCCCAGTCGAGATACTGCCAGCCGTCGAGCTCGCCCGCGGCCTCGGAGCAGTGCGGGCAGGGGACGAAGTAGCGGCGCTGATCGCTCGCCAGCCACAGCTTCCAGACCCGGCTCGTTTCCTCAATGAGCGGCGTCGACCCCCGGACCTGCTTGCGGTTGTAAAATGTCTCTCCGCGCGTCCAGAACAACTTGAGCTTGTCGCCCTGGGTCTTGGCGCCGGGCGTCCAGCCGTCGCCGTCGATCTCGTCGGCGAACATGAAGCGGGCCGAGTAGCGCCGGAACGCGTCGTCCGAGGCGGCGCCGACGACCCGAACCAGGGCACCGTTCGCCATCTGGTAGAAGGTCGCCTTGTCCTTCTTCTCGCCGGCGCGGGCCGGGCGGAGCAGGCGGGCGAGCACCGGGGTCTCCCGAAGCATCGGCCCGATCTCGGTGCCGCCGAACTCTTCCGCGTCGTCCTCGACCGGCTGCGCAACCGCGCACAGGGTCGGGTCTTGGTGCAGGTGGTAGCCGATCGCCAGCGTGGCGAGCCGGGTGTAGCCGACGCGGGCCGCCTTCAGCACGGTGACCAGCGGCACCGTCGGGTCGCACATCGCGTCGAGGAGACCGCGCTGGTAGCCGTAGAGGGTGACCGGGCCGCTCTCGGCGCCGGTGCTCTTCGGGATCCGCCCGTGCTCTTCGGCCCAGGCCGAGCCGCTCATCAGCGCCTTGAAGGCGAGCGCCTCGTCGAAGAGGACGTCGAGCTCGGTGCGTAGCGCGACGCGCCCGTCCGGGTAATCACCCCTCCGATGAAGGTTGATCCGATCCGCCGGCGTCATGATCCGTGTCGCGTTTGGCGAACCAGCGCAGCGCGATCTCCTCGCGCGCCGCCGTGAAGGCCCGGTTCATTTCGGTCTGGGCCATGGCCTCGATCTCCGAGGCGTTGGTCATCGTGGTCGCGCGGGCGGCGACCTTGGCCGCCATGTTCGCGAGCCCGGTCTTCAGGACCTGGCAGAAGGTCGCCATGTCGGCGACGGCATCGTGCCGGGAGACAACGGAGCGGAGCGCCTCGTCCGCGCTGATCTCGGCGGTGATGGCGTTCGCCACCGCGCGGCGGCGGTCGGCCTCTTCCTTGGTGATGAGCCCGGCGTCGCCCTGGTAGCCGGCGACCGCGCTCTGTACGGATCGCGAGATCCGCCATTCGACGATCTCGGGAAGCGAAAGCTCCCACTCGATTCCGCGGTCACGGTCGGCGCGCTGGACGACCGGGCAGCCCTCGTCGATCCACTTCGCCACCGTGTTGCGGTGGACGTCGAGGAGCGCCGCGATCCGCTTCTGGCTGAAGGGGCCGCGCAGCTCGTCGGCCCCGATCGCGGAGGGGGGTGCTGACGCTGCCATTGATTTCAAAAATTCTCAGAGGGTGAACCGCCGGGGTCCGAATTACCCTCGGCCCGTACCCCCCTCGGGGAGGACCCAAAGGGGTGGGGGGTACCCCCTTGCCGGGGAGGGGGTGCGCCCCTCGCTCCGCCCAGGGTCAGGCGGCCCGCCGCATCTCGCCGAGGACGAAGCGATCCCACCCCGCCGCAAAGTGCTTCCGGAAGGCCGCCGGCACGATGGCCTGCGCCTTCTCGTAGTAGGGGAACCGCTTCTTGTAGTTCGCGCTGTTCACGAAGATGAAGACTGGCGTCGCCGATCGTCCCTGACGCAGGTAGATGCCGTTCGGCGCCTTCGTGCCACGCAGAACGAAGTAGTCGAGGTTTCGCTTCCGGTTGCTGCGCGTGGGGCGCCGCGCTGTGTTCTGCATCCGATCTGACTGCGCGCCGAGCGCCGACAGCATCCGGGTGATGAAGGCGCCCGACACGTTGCCGGAACCGTCAAGCGGCGCGGCGCGTGCTGGGACGGCAAACTCCGATCCGAGCATGATCCCGTGGCGGATCAGCAGCATCTCGAAGCGCTTCCGGCGCCGCGGCCCGCCGGCCACGTGCGGGCCGAGGTACTTCCAGGCCGGGACGCTGCCGTGACCCTCCTTGAAACCGAGTGTGGCGGTCAGGTTCTGCTTGGTCGCCGGTCGCACCTGAAGCGAGTTCAAGGTGAACCGCGTCGGCCGGTCGAAGACCGAGCGCATCGTGCCGATCTCGCCCTCGCGGGCATCCTTCATCGCGTTGGTGAGCGCGAAGGCAGCAACGAAGCGGGCCTGCTTGCCCGCGCGATCGACCGCTCGGGCCGTGACGTCGAAGCTCGAACTGTCGAAGGTCAGCATGGCCGGCCCTGCGGGTCGGCGTTCAGCGCTTCACGACAATGGTGACGAGCTCGCCGGTCAGCGGGTCGAGGATGGTGTTGGTCGTCCGAGCCATGGTGTCCTCACCACGTGATGATGGGCGGCAGCCGCGGGGGCTGCTGCTGCATGGGCGGGAGCGCGCGCATCAGCTCTTCCGCCGCTCGCACGCCGTCTTCACGTACCGTCCGTCGAGCGCCCCGAACGTCGAGGCGGCCAGCGTCGGACCGACCTGCATGCACTCGGTGGGCAGGCCGACGGGCTGGACGATGACGTCGAGGGCGGTCGCGCGGGTGCAGTCGGCCGGCGCCACGTTCAGAGCGCAGACCATGACGACGGCGAGGAGCGAGATCATCGGCGCGGGCCTCGCTCTGGGAGCGCGAGGTCGAGCGCGACCGTCAGCGCCAAGACGAGGATGGCGACCAGGACGAGACCGCGGGCGAACTCGATGTGGGCCGGCACGCGCGCGGCAACCGCGACCGCGTGCGCCTGGAACTCGGGATCGCCGAGGATCAGCGCGTCCATGACGGCGCGCGGCCTTTGCTGCGGCGGGCGGCGTCGCGCTCCATGCGCTCGGCCCGGCCCGCGTCGTGGCCCTCCTCGTAGGAGGCACGGCAAACGGTGTCCGCCAGCGCCACCGGACGCGGCTTGTTCATCGCGCCGCGCCACCGGCCGAGAGCGTAGGACTTCGAGCAGGTCAATGGACGCTCCAGGACGGCATGCAGTCGGGGCAGTCGCAGAGCAGGAGCGCGAGGCGGTCGGCCTCCTGCTCGCTGATCACGACGGAATCGGTGAAGGCTGCGGGCGGGCGCGGCACGCGGCGCTTCAGGAGCGCAGCGACGGCGATGCCGGCGAGGAAGAGGAGGGCGGCGAGGCGCTGCATCAGACGACGTCCCATCGCGCCGCGGCTCGCCGGGCGTCGTCGAAGTGCTGCTGCGCGATTGCGACCGCGGCCGCGGTCTCGGTGCTGTGGTTGCGCTCGCGGGCGTCGCGGGCGGCGTCGAGCGCCCGGCGAGCCTCGAAGACGCGCTTTTCGAGGACGCTCAGCATCGCGCCGGACCTTCGCCGGAGAGGCGGTGGCCCCAGACCTGAGCCGCAGCTTCCGTCAGCTCGCGGCGAAAGTTCAGCTTGGACCGGAACAGGCGCGCCACCTCGATTGAGACGACGGGCTTCGCGATGCCACGGCGGAGAAACTCCACGTTTCGATCGACGATGACGATGTCCCGGATCAACTCGGGCAGGTCCTCGATCTGGGCATTGGTGAGGGTCACAGCCGGAACCTCTGCATCATGGCCCGGCGCGACTCGCGTGCCTCGTCGGCGGCGATCGCGGCAAGCGCCTGCTCGGACGGGCTGGGCTCGCCTAGCGCTTCAGCCTCCTCGCCGGTGAGCACCGGATCGGGCTCGGGCAGGTCGGCGGCAGCGCGATCGACTGGGCTCATCAGGAACGGACCCTCACCGGGGGCAGGCAGTCAGCGAAGACGTGGTCCCAGGCCGCGTCGGCGGTCAGGAAGGTCGCGGCCTCGTCGCGGTCGGGCGTCCAGCAGGCGGAGGAGGAGCCGAGTTCGATCCGGTGGCGCGGGCCCGCGGCGACGTGCTGCCAGGCGGTGAGGCCGGACTGAAAGGCGATGGGCGGGACGATCATGGATCAGCCGATGATCGCGGCGTGCGCGTCCGGCTGCAGGACGTGCGTCTCGGTCCCGCTCCATCTGAACAGGTACTCGATCGCGCCACGGTATTTCGGGTTGTCGAGGATGTAGCCGACGCGGGCTTGATGCCAGCGACCGCCACGGGGGCTCGGGATGCCGTCGGCGTTCAGCCCGGCAGCGATCTCCGCCTGCGTCCGCCGTCGGCGCCGCTCGGCGAAGATGCGCCGAACGATCTTCGCCTGGTCCGGCACGATTTGCAGCACGCCCTCGGGGCTGAGCGCGTAGCCGTACGGCACCCGGCCACCGGCATAGCCGCCGCGTGTGGCCTTGGTCGTCCGACCGCCCGCCGTCCGGTCTCGGATGGCGAAGCGTTCGTTCTCGGCCATGCCGGCGAGGATCGCGAACAACGTGCGGCCCATCGGGGTCGCCGTGTCGATCGGCTCCGTCACGGAACGGATCACCACGTCATGCTGCTCGGCGAGGTCAGACACCGTCGTGACGGCGAACCGGATCTCACGGGCGAGGCGGTCGAACTTGTAGACCAGCAACACCGTGAAGGCGCCGTCGGACGCCAATTCCAGGATGCGGCCGAAGCCCGGGCGATCGGATGGTCGGGTCGCGCCCGACACCCCAGGGTCGCCGATGACGTCGACGAGATCGTATCCCTGGCTCTCAGCGAAGGCGCGGACCGCCTTGTCCTGGGTTTCGAGGCCGTGGCCGGTTGCCGCCTGCTCTTCAGTCGAGACCCGGATGTAGGCGACCGCCTTCGTGGCGACCGCCGCTCGGGCATCGGACTGGATTTTATTCCGGGCCTTCAGGCGCCCGACGCGCTTGGAGCCCGAAACCATGCCTAAGTCTCTGTGATATATGCGGAATTTGCCGAATTTTTCGGCGTTTCAACGCATAATCTTGAGAATGCGTTTTCGGGGCTTTTCAGCCCTCGTTTTCAGCCCCGTGCGACCCGGCGCGGAAGCGCCCGCTCGCGGGTGACCACCGACACGACGCGGCGGCCGAACACGCGCTCGCCGACCCGGAGGGACAGCCCCTCGGACGTGCCGATCGCGCGGACCAGGTCATTGAGGCCGTGCTCGAGCTGAGCGCAGAACGTGTCGCGGGCCTCGAGCTCGGCGGCTTGGTCGCCACAGCGACGGCGCCGCCGCTCCGCGCGGATCTTCGCGCGCATCTCGGCGGCGATGGCGTGGGCGCTCATCGCGCCGTCCGCATCAGGACCAGCATGACCGGGATCTTACCAGAGAGCGTGGCCGTCGTCTGCCAGAGCAACGTGCGGGCGAGAGGACGGTTCGAAGGGGAGATGCGGCGCCTGCGGGTACAGACGATCTGAATGGGTATTGGCCGAAGCCGCAGGGCTCCTGATCCCGCAGAAGTCCCAAGCCCTTTTCCTGCGGGGTTGGCCCCGCCGCCGCATCATCTCGCTCGGGCAAGAGCCCGAAACGACATCGGCCCCGCGCGGAATGTCCGCCGGGGCCGAATAAATCTTTGCACGACGGGATATGCCGCAAGGAAAGGTTGGCAGTCAAGGGCCGTTCTGCTGAGTTCGTCGGCCAACCATCGACTTTAGAGAAGGACATTGGACGTGAGCAGCGACCTTGTGCCCAGCGATTCGGCCTCCCCAAAACCGATGCGGTCAGGGCCGATGCTGATGCAAAAAGTCGGTGTGCTCACCGCCAAAGCTGCGCTCAGCAGCATCCCCTTCGCGGCGCTGGCCTTCGATATCGGACAGGCAGGAGTCGAGTTCGCGAACGGACGGCTGGTGGATCGTTTCCTGGATCAACTCGGCGACCGGATCGACCAATTAGAAGCAGGCGCGCGCGAGAGGCTCCAGGCCGACGACGTGCATCAGACGACGGCCGACACCGCCATCCGGCGCCTGCTCACCGAGACGAATCCGCGGATGGCCGATGCGCTCTCCCGCGCCGTCGCTGAAATTGGAAAAGCGCACCGCCCACCCACCGAAAGAATGGAAATAGCTCGCGCTCTGAGCGTCCTAACGGAGCCGAACCTCCACTTCCTCCAATCATTCTATCGGATGAAGTACCAGCAGACTAAGCTCACTCCTGCCGAAGAAAAGTTCCTAGGACCCGGCATTCCTGGCCCCGGTTCGATAGCAAGAATTGTAGCAGAGTCGATGCCGCTAACGACATGGTTGCCATCGGCACTGAGCCTTCAAGCTGCTGCTCTGGTCACCCTCGCCGGAGAGAACAACGCTCCAATCGATATGACTTCCGGCGCATTTCCGGTGGTCAAAAAGGTCTTACCCCTTGGCCAATTGGTCTTGCACCTATGCTTCGAGGATCCCGAAGTGCCTGCCTTCGGCAAGTTCGCGGTACCGGCACCGGAACGCTGAGATTAGGCTGTTTCCGCGGGCGCGGCCAACGATACCGCCGCCTGTCGGAGCTCCATCCCTCGCGCGGGCTGGGCCCGGCGGCCCAGTCCGCGGCGGCCCTTCAGCACCTCCAATCGGGCGGCGGCGACGGCTGCGGCCGTTTCTGCGGCTTCCTCGGCGTCAGCGCGCTCGGTGAAGGTCGGCCGCTCGTTAGGAAGGACGGACGCCGGTGGCGACGCCGCCGGTGCATCGATCCAGGGCGACCGCGGGGCCGCTGGTCCGGTGATCTCGATCGTGGCAAGGCCCATCACCTGCAGCAACTCGGTGACGTGCTGCAGAGCTGCCCACCATGCCGCGTACTTCGCCCGGTCCAGGGCGACGGTCGCCGCGCTCGGGCAGTATCGGATCTTGCAGAACGCGCCGGCCGGGTAGACGCCCTTCCGGAGCGGCTTCGTCGGCAGATCGTGCGGCACGAAGATCGGCTGCCCCTCCGCATCCTCGTACTCGCGGGTCTCGCGCACCCAGACCGTGATCTGACCTGTGATCGACCGGACGGGCTCGATCTCGACCTGGTCGCCGACGTCGGGGCGGCAACGTCGTGTCGCGCAGGACGTGAGGACCGCCACCGTCTCGCGGCGAGCCTTTTCCATGATCCCGACCTGGTCGAAGTTCTCGCCGATCCCGTAGGGGATCAGAAAACCCCAGAGTTCGAGCTTCTCGACGTCGCACCCGCGCGCGGCGTTGATGATCAGCACTGCGTCGGGGTGCGGCTCTCCCATGGCCAGCGGAAAGCCGGGGTCCACGTTGTTCCAGTTGTCGATGCGGGAGCCGAACGCGCCGGCGCGCCACATGGGATGGATGGCCGGGAGGACAGGGCCGCGAGGTCCGGGCTCTTCCCGCATCTTCGGCGCTTCCTCGCGGAAGGCCCACTGCAGCGCCGCCTCGATGTCGAGCGTGCGCTTCTTGGGAGCGGGAGTGGACGAAGGGGAGGCCGACGCAGACACGGCTGCAACTCCTTGGCGCCGGCGATATGCCAGCGGTTGAGCCTGCGTCCTGCGCCGTCGCTGACACCGTCAAGGAAAATCTTCACGCAAGCGTGAAGGAGCGACAATCGATCCTGTTCTTAGCCTCGACGATCCGATCCACGGCACGATTGAAGCGGTGGTAGAACGTGCGCTCGTTCCAGCCCATCTCGCGGCACCATTCGGCGATCGAGGATTCGGCGTGTCCTCCAGCAGCCATGATCCGGGCCCAGGTCGTGACCGCGAGAAGCTCGGGCGTCCCCTTTCCCAGCACCGTCCGCGCGAAGGCGAGGATATCGAAGTGCGCGTCCTGCTTGTTCGGATCGGTCGCGAGGTGGGCGTTGCCGGACAGGACCATGAGGCCACCGTCGTCCTCGCGCAGGAGCCTCATGGGGATGACGAGCCAGCGCGTGACGTCGGCTCGCACCCAAGGTTCTCGGGAGACGAAAGGCGGGTCAGGTCCTTCGATGCGCGACGCCATTACGCTCCGGGAGGGCCCCTCACTCCGCCGCAGCCTTCGCAGGCCAATGCCGGCGGAGCTGGCCAAGGCCCATCGACTTCGCCAATTCGGAACGGCGAGCGGCATAGTTCGGCGCGACCATGGGATAGTCGGCCGGCAGTCCGTAGCGCGCCCGGTAGCTGTAGGGGTCGAGCCCGTGCAGGCCGAGATGCCGCTTCAGGGTCTTGTACCGCTTGCCGTCGATGAAGCTGATGATCGCGTCGGGCGTGATCGACTTCTTGATCTGGGCAGGGGTGGGCCGCTCGTCCTCGGGCTCGGCAGATGCCGGCGCGGCCGCACTGCCCAGGCCGGCGAGCGCGGCGTGGACGTCACCGATCAGCCCGGGCAGGTCCTTCGCCGGCAGAACGTTGTTGCCCACGTAGGCCATGACGATCTCGACGGCGAGATCGACGCGTGCGGCGTTGGCGTAGGCGGCTTCGGTGGTGTCGTTGCTCATGGTGTTCTCCTCAGGGTGAAGAGGGTAGGGCGGTCGCCGGCGGCGTGGCGGGCGTTGGGGCGGCGAGGGCGGCTTCCATGCGCGCGACCTCCTCGGGGTTCTCGGCTCGCCAGTCCGACCAGCTCGGGTGCTGCAGCTTCCAGAGCATCCACTCGCTGGTGTCGGGTTTTGGGCTGTACGGCGGCTCACCATCGCGGCAGCGCCGGCAGACCTGGCCGCCCTCGCCCATCCAGAGGTGCGCGCCGCAGAAGTGCAGGCCGCAGCCGCACTCGCCGCCGTACGGTTCCCCGCCGCAGACGTAGGAGAGCCCGCGGTCGATCTCCTTGGTGCACTCGGGATCGTCGCAGATCGCCGGCACGCCGTAGCCGACGTCGCGCTTCCAGTGCTTGTCGTAGCCGATGGCCCAGCTCATGGCGGGATCCTCAATGTGAAGGGATTCGGACAGGATCGGCAGGCGCCCGCGTCACGCACGCCCAGAGCACGACCCGGCCGCGGCGGAGCTTCTGCTCCCTTCGCCCGGCCGCCTCGCAGGCCTGCCTCGTCGCGAACGAATCGGCCGTCACCGAATGGTCGGCGGCGGGCGTGGCGCCGGACAGGAACAGGATCAGGACGACGGACACAGGCACATCAATCCGTCTGGGCGCCGTGCTCGTCCGCCAAGCGCCGGACCTCAATGCGAGAGAGGCCGGAGGCCTTCACCACCTGCCCCTCGGACAGCACTCCCTCTCGGTGAAGCCTGATCACGAGGGGCAGCAGGCCGGCGCAGCACGGGCACGGCGCCGCTGGGCGCGCGTAGGATCCTGCGTGGCCCCGATCGCCGTACCGCTGGCGCCGGGTCTCCCACGACTTCCTGCGCACCTCAGATCGGTCTGCATGGGCGCTCACGGTGCTCTCCTCACTTCCCGAACAGCCAGATCGGCACGCAATCCGGCGAGATGAACGCGGGCCGGCGATCCACGACCGGCGAACCGTTCAGCCGGTCGAGGTGGATCTCGCGCTCGCACAGGGCGATGCAGCGCCGCGGGTAGATGGTGACCAGCGCGCCCGTGCAGTCGGACCGCGCGGCCCCGGCGAGCCGATGGACACCGAACAGCGCCTCAGTGCTCCAGCCGAGATCCGCAGCAGCCGTGCCCCACTCGTCGATGAATAGGAGCATCGCCTTCCGGACGGTCCGCCAGATGCCTTCTCGCCCGCTCGGGCCCGGCTCGCGCCAGATCATGCCGGGGCAGGGGATGCGATCCTCTGGCAGGCTGAGCACGCCGGCCCGCCAGGACGCGATGAGGCGGGCGGAATCGGTCAGGGCGAGGGCGGCGCTCATGCGGCGCGCTCGTCCGAGAACGTGGCGGCGATGTCGGGGAATGCCGCTCGCAGCCTCCCACCGGAAGCGATGCGCTCCCGCACCATCGCCTCGAACTGCTCGGCGGCCACCAACACCGCCTTAGGCGGCTTTCCGTTGCATGGGCCCTTCACCTGGATAATCCGGAACGGCACTGGCGTGTCGTCGGACCACTGCCGCGGCGAGCCGAGTTCGAGCGTTGCGATCCGTCGTCCGCCCTGCTGCACCGAGTAGATGCGAGCCCGCCCTTGGACGACGGACGGACTGTAGGTGCCGACGCAGTGGCGCATCGCGGCGCCTTCCGCCCACAGATCCTCGCACGACCGCAGCGGCACGAATTCGAACCCGTCGATGACGAGCGGGGAGTTCGGGTACGGCGAGTAATCGACCGGGTCAGAGAAGCCGATGCCGAGCCTATGGGCGGCAGTCTGCTCGGCTCGCGCCCGGCCTAGCGCGCGGTGCCAGCGATCCGCGGCGGCCTCCGCTTGCGCCAGCGTCCACTTCTCGTCGAACGAGGGGCCGATCAGCGTGCCCGACTGGCCGGGCGCGATCACCATGTCGGCGACGGTCGTAACGGCGTCCTCGGCACCGCGCCGGACGGCGCGCAGGGCCACAGCCGCCCAATCGAATCGAAGCCACGGATTACCGCAGCGGTGCCCGCAGTGCTCAGTCCAGCGCACCAGGGCGCGCAGCCATACATCCTGCTGCGTGCGGTTCTCGGGGATGATCTGCGCGAGCGTCGAGGGCGGCAACCGGCCGAGATGGTAGATCACCGGCCAGCGCACCGGATGCAGCACGCTCGATTTCAGGGCGCGAAGCTGGAAGCCGCACCCGTAGAAGCTCATCACTTCGCGCAGCTTGGCGCCGCGCTCGCAGAGCATCCGCATCGGCGGGCCGGCATAGGCACGGGCATTGCGCGCTGCCGTGGCGCCGACCTTGCCGGCATTCGCAGAGAGCACGATTACCGGCGCCTGCCGGATGTAGTCGATCGCGCGCTCGTGGCATCCAGCCATCGCGGCGGCGGGCCGATGCAGGGCCTGATTGCCGAACATGGCCTTCGCCTCGCGCTCGGCCTCGCCGCGCGTCCAAGAGGTCGGGGCGCTCATGCCGCGGCCCTCCCGCTCCCGTCACGGCGCGCCGGCAGGCCGTTCGCGTAGACCGCTCGCTCCCGCTCCACCGCGAGCCGCGCCTCCTCGATGACGTCGGCCGCGGTGGTGCAGGTCGGGTGACCGGGGCGCATGTCCTCGGGCCAGCCCTGGCGCCACTCGTCGCGGAAATGGGCCGTCGCCTTGGCTAGCCGATTCCGGCGATCAAGCTCCGGGTCGACAGGGGGCTTGGCGATGGTGCGCGTCGACGGCGCGGCCTTTGCCTCGGCCTCAAGCCGGTCTTTGGCGGCGCCGCGGACCCAGCCCGCCAACTGCGACCACTGCCGAGGACGGAAGTCTGGCTTGGCCATGGCCGCAGCGATTCCGGCTTCGACGTCGGCTAGGGTGCAGCCTTCGTCCAGCAGCCGGGCTAGGGCCTGGGTGTCGTGGGCGAACAGCACCGGTTCTTGGCCCACGAGGGTTCGGATCCAGGCGGCGAACTGTGCCGTGTCGGTGATCGTGGGTCGACCGGGCGGCGCCGCCTCGCGAGCGCTCGCGCGAGCCTCCGCCTCCTCCTTCCCTCCTATTCCCCCTCCTCCTCCATCCTCCTCTCCAGGGGGTACGGGTTCCCCACCGGTTCCGAACTCCTCCCCCTCCGGTTCATCCGCCGGGCCGTCGCCACGTGCGTAGGGGGTCAACTCGTTCGGCAGCAGTCCGGAATGCCGGGGCTTCTTCGGGCGCTGGAACTTCTGGAAGTTCCTGATCACCCCGAACGCCCTGCCCTTGGCCTGGAAGCGTCGGACGAAGTTCAGGCGCTCCAGCTCGTCGAGCAGGGGCTCGATCTCGACCGCGTCGGCCGGCATCAGCCGTACCTTGAGGGTCAGCGGCTTCCACTCGAAGACGCCGTCGTCGAGCGCCTCGCACCAGAGCCCCATGACGAGGATCCGCGCGTGCGGCGAGGCCGTCATGAACGCCTCGTCCGTGAAGATGCCGGGATGGATGGATCGAATGCGGGACATCAGGAGCGCTGCCAGTTCCGGATCGCGTTGAGGGCAGGGTCGATCCAGGCGCGCACGACCTGGTTCGCGCCGCCGGCCCGGTTCTTGTCGATGATGATCTCGAGGAGGTGCTTGACCCGCTCGTGCTCGTCCTGAGCGGCCGGGTCGGCATCGCGGAAGGCTTGGCTCCGCTCGATGTAGTAGGCCGGCCGGTAGAGGAAGATCACCGCGTCCGAGTTCTCCTCGAAGGCGCCGGCGCCGCGGATGTCGGAGAGCTGCGGGCGCTTGTCCTCGCGCCCCTCGGTCCCGCGGTTGCACTGGGCGAGCAGGAAGACCGGGCAATCGAGGTGCTTGGCGAGCGCCAGCGCCCCGTCGGCGACCTCCTTCAGCCCCTCGTCCTCGCGCCGGAAGGCTCGGCTGGGCTTCACGATGTGCGCATGGTCGATGACGATGCAGCCGAGCGGCACGCCCTTGCGGGCATAGTGGTTCGCGAGACGGTCGGAGCTAGCGGCGATCTCGCCGATGGTCCGCTTGCCGCCATCCTCGACACGGAAGGGGATGCCGCGCTGCTCGTGCACCACGCCCGCGACGATCTCGGCCTGCTTCGGCGTGAGGCCACCGCGCCGCATGATCTGCCCATAGGGCAGGTGGATACCGCGCCGCTCCAACTCGCTCGAGGCAAGCCGCGCCGCGACCTGCTCGTGGCTCATTTCCAGCGAGTGGTAGATCGACGCCCGGCCCTGATCGGCGATTGCGCCGGCCGCCTCGATACCGAAGATCGACTTGCCCATCGACGTGCGGCCCGCGACGGTCAGCATGGTCGAAGGTTGCGGGCCGCCGCCGATCTCGCGATCGAAGACCTCGATTCCCGTGGTCGCGAGCGCGGGCGCCGTTCCCTGCAGTTCTGCCGTGATGCGATCGAGCAGCGCGTCGCCGGCCTCGGCGAAGGTGTAGGACGTGGCCTTGCGGGTGACGAACGAGGCGCGGATCTCGTCGATGCGAGCGTAGATCGCCTGGAGCGCCACACTGGGCACGAAGCTCGCGGCCTCGCGCACATCCGCGGTAGCGATCGCGAGTTCGCGCAGCTGCCAGAACTGCTGCACGACCCGGGCGTACTCTTCGGCCGAGCCGACCGTGCAAGCCTCCTTCGCGATGCGCGCGAGGTACTGCAGCACGTTCATGCCGCCGAGATCGAACTGGAGCAGCTTGGGCCCGATAGCGCCCTTCACCCGCAGCAGGTTCGGGGTCTCGCCGGCCTCGGCCAGCGCCAGCATGGTCCTCCAGATCGTGGCGTGCGTCTCCTGAGCGAAGTGCTCGGGCGCGACCAGGTGCTGGACCAAAGGCAGGATGTGCGGCTGCATCAGCACGCCGCCGATCAGCGCCGCCTCGGTGTCGAAGCTGGCCTTCGGCAGGTCGAGCAGGGTGGAGCGGGGCGTGAAAGGGACGACCTCGCCGAAGTCGTGCGGATCGGGGTGTTCGGTCATTGGCCGAGCACCTCCCGGGCCTCTTCCTCGGACAGGCCGGAGAGGCTGAGGAACCTCTCGAAGGCACGAACGGCCGTGACCATGTCGCGGAGCTTGCCGGAGTCCCGAGCTTGCTCGAGCGCGGCGCCCATCTCGAGCCAAGCCGCATCGGCCTGGGCGTCGTCGTCGGTCTGGAGGCTGACCAGCTTCATGGTGCTCACTCCACGACGGAGGCGAGAAGCGGCCCAGCGGCCGGCTGCGAGGCGAAGCGGCGGCGGTCGTCGGGGCGGGTCAGCGCCTTCCGGCAGCCCGGCGGGATCCAGAACGGCGGGCGCGGAGCTGCACCGCGCACCCACACGAACCAAGCGTAGGAGGTGGCCGTGGACGCATCCGGGTCCCACCGGCCCTTCGTCATCGGCACGCGCTCGACGAAGGGGGCGAACAACGTCGGCGGCTGGTCGCGGAACAGGGTCTCGTAGCGGTCGACGCCTTCGATCCAGGCCGTACGCAGCAGCATCGCCACGATCGGCGCCAGCGTCAGAGCGCGGCGAACGAAGGAGGCGGCCGGACGAAACGGCGGATTCGAGACGATGAACTGCGGGGCGACGCCGTCCTCGGGCGAGCCGATTACGGTCCTCTCGTCGAGGAAGTCCTCGACCCGGTAGCCCCGCCCGTAGTCGAAGATGTCCGAGCCCCAGCCCCCACCGCCGAAGTACTCGAGCAGCACCTCGAACATGTGGCCTTCGCCGCAGGCCGGATCCCAGCAGGCGCAGAAGTCCAGATCCCCGGCGAGCCCGAGATGCGGGAAAACGTGCTCGCACAGCGCGCGCGTCGCCCAAGGCGGTGTCGGGAAGAACTCCAGGCTGTCCGGCGGCTCCCGGCGCGAGGCCATGACGGCGGTGTGTCCGCTCGGGATCATGCCCACCCCCGCGTCACGGTCGCGCCGAACAGATCCCCATCGCGGCGGACGCGTGCGCCAGCTCGGATCGCGTCGAGCGCCAGATCCTCGGGCACCGGGGCAGGCGAGGGGCGCCGCCGGTCGCCGGCCGGTGCGTCGCGCTCGATCCGGTAGATGCCGTCGGCGAGCACCAGCTCACCGCCAACGGACAGCCAGAACGCCAGTCGGTCCGGGTCGCAGCGCAGGGCCTTGCAGACGAACTTCATCATGCCGCGGCCCTCTCGGAGGCGCGCGAGCGCGCGGGAACGAGGCTGAAGCCGCGCTCCAGGCGCGGCGTCCGCTCGGTGCCGTCGGCATGGAAGGAGCGCTCGCACGCGAGCATCCGCTCAGCCGTCTCGATCGCGCCCTGATAGGAGCCGCGGAAGATCTCGCGCCCGAAGTTGCGGAGGATCCAGAGCATCAGAACTCCTCCACCTCCCAGCCGCCGCCCTTGCTCTTCGGCAGGGCGCGGATCGCGACAAAGCGGAACGGAAAGAGGCTGGCCGCGACCTTGATCTTCACGCGGGCGTCGTCGGACCAGTGGCCCTTGACCTCGTGCATCTCGATCGCGCCGTCGGCGCGCATCACGGCGAAGTCGGGCGAGTAGAACGTGTTGTCGGCGAGCCGGAGCTTCACCGCCTCGAACATGAACCACGCGACCGTGCCAGCGCGGCGCAGGCCTTCGAGATGGCCGCTGTAGGCCGTCTCGGTCTTGTTCATCGCCCCGGCCTTGAGGCGACCGAGTGCGAGCACGGACGCCCCCGGACCGACCCGGCGGGATGGAACGGGGGCGTTCATGGTCAGGCGGCCTCCGTCTCGCGGATGTGCCGGCGGTTCCGGCTACGCGGGGCGGATTCGGTCTGGGCCTCGTCCTCGTCAGCGCCGAGATCCATGCGGCGCTGATCGGGATCGGGACGTGCGGCGCGGCGCTCGCCGAAGAACTCGCCCGGCTCAGCCAGGACGAGGACGGCCGCGCCGGCCCCGTGCTCGCTGATCTTGGTCGCGTTCGACTGGCTGAAGGCCGCGCCGACGGTCAGTTCGATCGAACCGTCGCCCCACTTGCCCTTACTGCTGACGCGCACGTCGATCGCCGGGAAGCCCTGGTTCGCGATGATCTCGACGCTTCCGCGGACGACGTGCTGCGCCGTGCGGTCGATCGCCTCGATGATGTCGCGCTGCCGGGTCTCGGACAGGAGCGAGAACGGCTTCTCCAGATCCCGGATGTGGGTGAGCAGTGCATCGCGCACGTCACCGCGCAGTGTGTCGGCGGCAAGTTCACGCTCTTCTTGCGCGAACGAAGAAGTTGTGGCTTCCATGGCTCTCTCCAAATGACGGGCACAGCGCCCGACCTCGTTGACCGCCCGGTTTCCCGCTTCGCGGATGGGGAGCCGGGCGGTTTGCGTTTCAGGGGTGGTAGCGACCGGACGGCAGGCGGCTGCCGTCGAGCGGGCGCATCGGATCGCCGCCGAGGGGCGGACGGCGCGGCACCCGAGGCTCGTCGACCGCCGGCAGATCGGTGTTCGGCAGGGGCGTCTCGCCGCCGAAGCGGAGCGCCTCCTCCGCCTTCTCCAGGTAGCCGAGCGCGAGCCGGCGCCGCCGGAGCCGCGCCTGGAACGCCGGCATCGGGCTGTCGCGCAGCGGCGTGTTCCCGTCCGCGATCCCGTCCCGCATGGCGGAGATCGTCGCGGCGAGACTGGCGTCGTCCATGGTGGCGAAGGCGGACATGCGCGTCTCCTCAGCGCGGGGGTTGGGTAGTGCTCGACGGGCGCCAGCGCGGCCAAAGCCGCAGCAGCCATTCCGGCGGGCGGTGCCGGCGGCGGATGACGTCGAGGTGCGCGGCCGCCGCGAGGATCGGGGTTGCGATCCAACCGATGAGCAGGAAGGGGAGGGAGGCCTTCCGGAGCAGCCACTGGCCCGTGATCAGAAGGACGTAGACGGCACCGCTCATCGGCCCCCCATCACGGCTGCGAGTTGCTGACGGATCGTGGCGGCCTGCGCCTCGAGGCGGGCCTGCTCCTGCTGGCGGGCGACCTCGAAGAACCAGGCGTCTTCGTCGTCCGGGTAGGCGGCGCAGAGGAACGGCGCCTCGTATCGCTTCGAGAGCGCCAGCATGGCCTCGCCGCTCGGGACGTTGCCCTGCTCCAGCCACTTGCGGACCGTGCCAGCCGGGATGCCGGTCTCGGCCTCGACGCACTGGGGCGTCTTCAGCGGGTGCTGAGCCCGAAGGAACGCTGCAACACGTTCTGCGAATGTTCGGGCATGACTACGCCCAAACTTTCCCTGTTCTTGTCCAGACTTTCCCATGTCCTTCCCCGATGCTGTGTGCATCGGGGGTGAGGTGTCGAGGAAAGTGGAGGTGAAGGACGCCGCAGACATCTCAGGGGTTCCCGGTCAGGCGGACAGGGGACGCAAGGCACACAGGGGCGCGACCGCTCAGAGCTTGGCGGCGCAGGCGGACGCGCGGGTAGAAGAGGCGGCCGACGGCTGGGGAGCCGAGAGCCGCCGCGGGAAGAGACGCGACGATCGCGCTGCCGGTGGGGACCGGCGCACGACCGTCGCGCTCGCCGTCGGGAGCGCAGCGACGCGCTCGACCGGGGCGATGGGAATTCGAAAGGGCCGGAGCCCGAAGGCCCCGGCAGTCACTTGGGAGGAAACGCCCACCAGGGGCTACGGACGCGCCGCGGGAACGGCGCGAATGAGGGACGGGTCCGCCGACGTCCGAAACAGTGACGACGGACCCGACCGGCCGGCGAAATCCGGCGCGGTTCGAAAGGGGAGCGCGGGGGGGACCGGGGGGCATCGGCGCACCCACCGCGCACGGGAGGCCGAAGCCGCCCGATCTGGAAAAGGGGAGGGCGGCGCTCATGGCAGCCACCAAGCAAGCCAGCACAAGGCGCCTGCCGCCGCATCGACCACGCCGACAGCGAGCGCCGAGGGCGACCCGCGCAGTGCAGCGCGAGCGAAGCCGGCTGCAGCGCAGACGCCGAGGGTGAGGGCAGCGAGCGCGGCCATGTCAGGCGCGCTCCACGACGAGCGATCTACCCCGCACGCGCAGGGCGGAAGCCAGAAGAGCGCGGCCGCCGCGGGCGCAGCACCGAACGAGCCCGGCTATCATCGCCCGAGAGCGATGGGCGGAGCCGACCGTGCGTCCAGAGGACTTCGACGACATCATCGCCGAGCAGGCCGCACAGCAGCAGGTGTTGCTGATGGCGCTCCGGCGCATCGCCGCGCTCACCAGGGAGAGCGGGAAGAACCCGGCCGACGTGCGCGCCTGGTGGAAAGAGGACGGGCACTCGGCGATGGACGAGGCGACGTTCCTCGTCGCGCCCGGCCACGACCGCATCGTCCGGACCAAGGCGAAGGCGCGGCTCGACGAGATCATCGAGATTGGCCTTCGGTAGCAAAGCCGGCCGCCCCATGCGCTGACATGCAGCGCAGCGGCTTGGCCCGCTCGCCATCGGTCTCCTGCTCCGAGGCCGCCCCGTCAGGCGGCGGATATATGTCGGGGCGCAACTCATGGCGCGGGACGCCAGTGATGCGCTCGACATCGAGCACACGAAGCGCAGGCACCTTCTTCCACTGGCTTATCGCTGCGGAAGAGATTTTGAGGGCGCGGCCGAGCGCGGCGGGTCCATCCGCCCTCTCGACCGCCATCTTAAGTGCCGCTTCGCTCATGGCGCTTATCATAAGCACCACTTACGAACGAACGCAAGATGGTCCGCTTTTCCTATCTGTAAGACCTGCTTAACACGGGCTCCATGAGCATAGAGCTGGGCCAAGCCCTCAGAGCGGCGCGAGTAGCGAAGGGCCTTACGGTCAAAGCAATCGCGGATGCGTGCGACGTGAAAGGGCCAGCGGTCTCGCAATGGGAGGCCGGAAGAACCGAGCCCACCTTCGCAAACCTGCGCCGAGTCGCAGAAATGGTCGACGTGCCAGTGGACGACCTATTGAGGTTGGCAACAGGTCGGGCCCTAGAAGGGACGTCCGCGACTCGCCCGGCAATCGTTGATGTAGTCGCGCGGATCGCACAGAAGGTCCAGCAAAACATCGGAGCAGCACCGGATGCCCCGCCATTCGATGCGGTTCGTGGATATGCGCTAGACGTTCCAGTATGGGGCACCGCAGTCGGAGGAGATGATGCAGATTTCAGACTCAACGGCCAGGAAATAGACCGGGCTCTGCGTCCACACGGGCTACTGAAAACGAAAGATGTATTTGCCCTGCGGGTGACAAACGACAGCATGTACCCAGCATGGCGCGACGGCGCGCTGATCTACATCAACCCACATCGCAAGCCGATGATAGGGGACGACGTAGTGATTGAGATGTGGCCCACCGAAGACGGTGAGCCCGGAAACGCTTATCTGAAGCGTCTAAAGGCACGGACACCGACACGATACATTGTCGAGCAGTTTAATCCGCCCTGTGATATTGAGTTCGATCTAGATCAAGTAAAGCGTGTTTTCAGAGTAGTGCCAGTAGAAGAACTACTCGGCATCTCATGATGCCATAATGCTCCCAGCCTCTGGGCCCTTATAATTTGGCCGGATGCTAATATTTTTGCTCATTTTTCCCTGCTCATCACAAGCCCTGCATTTAAGTTTGTGCGCCAGTTGTTCGACGGAATTGATATTATCTCCGGCCATGTTTCTGATCTGAAGGCGATTTAGGCGCCGAGTTCGACCGCAGTTTTCGCAGTACACGCTAAGACTGAGCAGTCCGACAAAGCCCGTCCGGTCCGTCATGCCTCACCTTTGTTCTCTTTTCGTTCTAATTCCAATCCAAGCCGTAGCCGCTCCAAGAGTCCAGGCACATTTCGTCTATCCACACATTTCCACAGGCTTGTCGGCCCGCCGCACGCGCGGGTCAAAATAAGTGGCACTTACAGAAATCGCTTGTCGCGCGTCGTAAGTCGTGCTTACTTACGCCCATCGCCGCTCACCGAGCCGATGGAGCCGCAAGGTGCCCGCCTACCCCACCGACGACGGATACTGGATCACGATGCTCGACGGCTTCTACGCCGTCGCTTCGGCCCGCGGCATCGAGCCCGGCTACGAGAGCATCGAGACCTATGGTGACGCGCTCGACCACATCGCCGACCTGAAGCACCGCGACCTGATCGCGGCCCAGGAGGAGAGCGCCGCGCTCGCCGATTTCGAGGCCCAGCACTTCGCCGAGGCCGCGTGATGATCGCGTTCCTCCAAAGCCTCCCGCCGCTCCAGGCCCTCGCCGCACTCGGCTTCGGCGCCCCGGTCACCGCGCTCGGCCTCGCCTTCTTCGTCTACGACGCGGGCCGTCTGGTCCGTCTCGTGGTCACGGGGCGGCTGTGATGGGCCGCTACATCGACACCATCGGCGCGCTGCGGTTGATCGCCGAGGGCCGCCGGGTCCCTGCGGGCAAGTACGCCGCCCTTCAGCGGCTCGCCCTGATCCGCGTTCGTGGTCACGGCTGCGGCTCGAAGGTCCTGATCTCCGACGCTGGCCGCGACCTCCTGCAGCGGAGCGAGCGCCATGCGTGACGCCGCGACCCATCCCGATCCCTGCGGCGCCAGCTGCGAGACGGCCGACGCGCTGCGCGCTCTGCGCAACCTGCTCGAAGCCGCTGCGAACGAGGCCGCCCGCATCCGCGCCGGCGCCGCCCTCGGGAACGCCGACCGCTCCCAGGTCAATGAGGCCGTGGATCTCGCCCGCGAGGCCCAGGCGCTCGCCGGCATCCTTGGCGCCGTTCCCGCCGCGGCGACCGACGCCGATCCCTCCCTCACCACCGATTCCCGCGAGGCAGCATGATCTGGGCGCTCATCACCCGTCTGAACGACGTGCTCGCC